GAATGTAGAGATGATTTCTGAAGGGTCATCGTATGGACCTTTAGTAGTTCTAGCCAATACACAAGAAACTCCTAACATAGGAGTAGTTTGAAGAACATTGTTGTTCTTAAACTTAAAGTCAATGTGAGGTGAAGTTGGCATAATTCTATTGTGATTAAAGTTAATTACTTGTTTAATTTATACCCTAGAGTATTGTACCTATACCTTAGGTACTTTTAACTCTAGCATCTCATTTTCTTTTTGTTCTAACAATCCAATGAGAACTGAGATATCCTTGATGGGTGTAAGTGTGCCTTCTTCCAAAAGCTTTTCTGGGAGAATGCCATCCTTACATATATAAGTGTATACCTTCTCAAGTATTCCATGTTCTACATCTGGATGGTCATAATAATTACCAATCTCAATGAATAGGTTTCCGGTGGGAGCAAGCCTGCCCTTTTCCCATTCCTCTAAGTCATTGAAGTATGGTCTCACATATCCTCTAGCAGGTAAGCCGGTATATAGGATTGTATGTAGCAATCTCATATCTGCTTGTGTTTGAGAAACCAGATGTACATCTATGGTAATATCCTTAGTTTCATAAGGAAACTCTGAAGCTTGGTAATTACCATCCTCAAGTTTATCACCAATGATGTATTTATTCACACCAATATCTCCAGCATAATAACCCTGTAGTTCTATGGTTATTCTTGGGAGAGTCTTTGGGCCTTTTACTTGATTATTCCCTATACCAAAAAGTGGTATAAACTTCTTCATACCTTTGATTGCCTCTTGAAATCTTTTTTCGTTTTCTTGAGACAAAGGTAAGAAGTCTTCGGGGTTTAAGGTAAGACCCATTTCTAACATTGTACTAAGTAGAGAGATATAAAAAGTTCTTTCTACTATTTCTTCTGAGTTTACCATTAAAGTCCTAATCTAATATTTAATTGAACACTTTGATTGCCATTGTCATTAATATACCCATTATAAGTTACCTGAATACCTCCAAAACCACTCATTATGGTTTGTAAATGACCAACACAATTTAATTCACTAACCCATTGAGTAGCAATATTTGAAGGATAATCGGTAAGCCATACTTTAAAGGGTATTGGTTCAGAACCAATACCTCCAGGGAATTGACCCTCTATTGTCTTACTTATATCGGTTATCTTAAATTGTTTTATAAATTTAGCAACTTGAATACCGTTGATAAGGTAGTACTGATAACCCTTTACATTACTAATCTGAGCAGTACTAGTATTTTGACCAAGATTTGGGAATGGTATATTCGGGGTTGGTTCAAAGCCATACTTAGTAGTTCTAGTACCTGGAGATTGAGTTATATTTAAAACTATCTCAGTGTTAGGTTCTTGCTGTGAGATAATCTTAACTATAGCAGTTCTTTCCAAGGGGTCATAGTTACTTGGGTTGTGATTTTGATTAGTAGATTTAGTTTTGATAGTAAGCTTACCTGCGGCATTAGCTTCTCCAATTTCTTGGGTTACCTCTAACCAATCTGAGGAGCTTTCAACTTTCCAATCTACAGCACGGTATTCATCTTGAGGCTTATTATCGATAAACTTCTGTTGGTAACTGTATACACCTATTTCTAGAGTCTCACCCCTTTTAGTACCATCGAAAGTATGGGAAGTAGTTTCCGGAGTGATACTAAAATAAGTTCCCCAGGTCTCTACTATTTTAGGAGCGGCCTTTTGTACCAGGGTTACTTCCCTTTCTACACCCTGAACTACTACCTTGAGGACCTGCTCTTTTAAGGTCTGTTCTGTATTTACTGCTTTCGGTTTTACACGAATGGTAGCAGTACCAGTTCCTGATAGTGAAGATATTTCAAAATCTACTGCCATTATATAATCCTCCTTATTTCTTTTCTAACTTCATTACGTATTTCCTTTTGTAAGGCAGCTTTTCCACCAGCAGCCTTAAATGCAGGAGCCCAGAGAGGACGAGGTGGTAAATTACCATCTCTACTACCATACTCTAACATGATAGCTATCTGATTCAAAGTTTTTCTTGAAGTCTTACCCGTATAAGTAATCTTCTTAATTCCAATTGGCAAACCGACGAAAGTTCTTTTCTTACCTTTTACCAAAGTAACTGAACGAGCATATTGCCCCGTAAGATTTAACATGGTATGGTCCCCATATTTCTTTAGGGTACCAGGAGCATGTGGTGGCCATGATACTCCTGAACCTCTTGGGGGAACACCCGTATTCAAACTTCGTCTTACTATACGAAGAAGTTGATTACCAAACTTTTCTGTACCTTTCGCATAGCCCTTGGTTAAGATACTTGGAGTTTTGGCAATCAACCTTTCTGCACGAGCTTGTTCTCGTTTATCTACGTATATTTCTAGAGGGCCAACTGGAGTCGATAGTGTAATATTAACCGACTTACTTGGCATAATTCTTACTGTTGTTTAGGTTTATCCAATCCCAGCTCCTGAGCAATTCTCTGTAACAGAGTCTCTTGAGTGGAGATTCGTTGGTCCATGTATTGACGGAACTCCTCAAACCCTGGAGCAGGTTTACTTGGAGCAGAAGGTGATTGGTTAATTGAATTGAGAATGTTATCGCATTCAGAAACAATTGCCTCAAACTTTGGTCGATTGTTAAGTATATTCAAGGCATTATGTTTCTGCATAGTAACCTCATTAATTATATTCACTACATCGGTAGTATAATATACACCATTATAAATACCTTCATCAGATTGTGATGGCAAGTATATGGTGAGTTGTGATACCGAATCTTGGATTACCAATTCGACACTGTTAACAAAGCCGTCTTTAGCACCAGAGGCCATTGGTTTACTTTCTCCTACCTTTACGATTCTTGCTGTATCAAAGATAGGATAACCAGACCGTCTGTCTTTTTCTAATGTGAAAATCATTTCACCTTTCTGTACCTTTTGGAAAATCAATGTTCTTTCGTCCATAATCATCTTTTATTAATTAAGTTTAAACCAAATGAAACTGCACCTGGATTCCTTTGCATGAAGTCTACCAGGTTTAAGAATTGATAGTATCCAAATTGATTTATGAGTACCTGAGCTTTGTTTGCTACTTCTTGTGCAATCTCTATATTGGGAGCAGGTAGAGCTAATTGTATCTTGAATTCGGTGAGTTGTTCTTGTTCCATAATTCCTTAGTTTAATGAGTTAAAACGAAAAAAGGAGTACACCTAAAACAGATGCACTCCTTTTAATCATCTCGGTATTTTAAATTACAACGCCATCGCCGGCACCTTTTACTTCTACTCCCATAATGTTTTGGATTTAGAAATCAATAAATAAAATTAACTATCTCATATAAAAATGTTCTAGTGTTGTAATTAAACCTATGCAATTTCGAATACATACTCATAGGTTATAGTTGATGCAATTTCGAATACATACTCATAGGTTATAGTTGCAGCACTCTGGTTAATATTAAGTGTTATCTCCTTACCGGATTCTGATTGAGTTACCGTTACTGTAGCAGACCTTGAGGATTCAGCAGTGTTCTCATAAGTTTTAACTGAGAGTCCATTATCTACTATATTAACAATAGTCCAACTCGGTACATTTCGACTTGCTCCTACCGGATATATATCAGAGGTTTCTGTACCATTTATCACTTTCTTTTTATAAGAGATGAATGGAACCTCTTCAGTTTTTCCCAAAGCTGGATGAGTAATAGATTTAGAAGTCTGACTTCCAGGAGCACTCCCCCAATTAAAATAATAATTATAAAATACACTTGCACCACCCTGAGTGATATCCACATAATCGGAAGCACCTCCATAAGAAGCAGTAACTCTAATGGACCTACTACTTGTACTGGTATTCTCAGAAGCACTAAGTGTAGTACCAGATAGACTAAATCCTGAGGTACCATTGGTACTTAAACTTGGAGTAGCACTATCAGAGCCATCCCTTGTATTTGAACCCGAAGTATAATTCGCATATCTTGGTCTACTAGCACTTGGGTACAAAGTTACACTACCTCCGGTATTACCGATGGTATAAGAACTTGCCGTTAAGCTTACACTCCAAGAGCCATAGGTATACCCAGTAAGTTCGTTTGCTGCCTGGTATACTGGTACACTTACAGATTTGGTTTTACCATTTAGTGATAAGGTACCAGTAAGGGCTCCTACCCGGGTTCTAGATTTAACCGTAGTTCCCAAAGAACCTGCACTAACTGCAGTACCATAACTAATGCTAGCACCGCTTGTAATTGTGCCACCTCCAGTTGTAGAACCATTCCATCCCCAAGTCTGAGAATATGATGGCATACTTGAGAATGAACTTCTACTTCCTCCACTTGCAGGTATATCGGATACACTTCCTCCACTGGCAGTGATTTCACTGTAAGTCCTATAACCTGCAGATTGAGAACAACTAATAGTTGCCTTCTTATTAGTTTCAGTTTGGGTTAAGGTTACCGTACCACTTCGTGTACTGGTAGAAGTATTATTACCCATAGTTACAGAAGTACCACTTCCGGATACGCTACCAGAGTTGGCTCTAGTATAACTTAGAGTAATTTGGTTACCATAATTATGCCCATTTCTTAATTCTTGCTTGTAAGAAGTAACTGAAAAGGTTTTAGTACCTCCAGTAGCCCCAAAAGACATAGAGGTAGGTGTTACACTCCAACCATAACTCCAAGATTGAGAGGCTGCTGCCTGAGTGAAGGTAGCAGAAACGGTTTTACCAGATTCATCTTGAGTATAAGTTCTAGTATGAGCTCTTGAAGATAGAGCTAAATTTTCGGTAGCAATAAACCCCATAGTATCAGTAGACCCCTTTAACCAATCTGGTAAAGTTGTTCCGGTATGACCCACTGTTACCGAAGAGCCTTGAGCTACCCCATCCCAATACTTTTGTTTAGTTGAAGTTAAACCTATTCTAGCAGGGGTTGATTCTCCACCTATGGCAGGAAAAGTAAAGGAAGTATTTATAGCTGTAAAAGTATACTTATAAGTTACCTTATGAATATCCTCTAACTTTACTGTTTCGTTATTTCCATAGGAACCGGCATTGGATAGTTCCAACCCCACATAATTTTCCCCTGTTCCTGTAGGGGAGAGTGCTAACAATTCAGCCTTGGTAGGACAGTCATTACCATCCTTACCAAGGCCTACTTTACTTTTGACAGCACTCCAGGTTGCTATCTCTCCCATAAGATTTATTTGTTTTTAAGTTCCTGAATCTCTGCCTTCAAAGCCTTGATTTCATCGTAGAGAAGTTTAACACCTTCGATTGCCAAGGTTGACATCTTGTGATATTTAACTTGTTTTACGAGTACATACTCTTCTCCGTTGATTTCTAAGGTTTCGAATTCTTCTGGATTGGGTACCGTAGATTTCTCTACTGGAACTTCTTCCACATATTTACCAAAGCCTAAGCCCTCGAGGTTCTGAGCAATAGTTCCCTCGTCCTCTTTACCAAGCATTTCGAATGACTTGGTTGGTATCTGGCAAATCTGTTCCAGAGTATGATTCAAATCCTTAATGTTAGATTTGAGTCGAACATCTGAAGATTCTTTGAAGAAACCAGAAGGAGCCGTGGTCTTAGCAAATACTACCTGGTCGGTAGTTGCCAATCCCAATTGAGCTCTAGTTACTGTATGAGGATTATCCTTTCTACCTGCATGGTTATTGATAGAGGTTTGAGCAGCAGTACCTGCAGCCTTAGCATCGGCAATAGCAGTAGCTTGAGCAGTAGATACTGGCTTATCAGCATCAGAAGTATTATTAACATTACCCAATCCAACCTGGGATTTGGTAACTCCATGAGGATTAGATTTATTGGCAATATGGTTATTTACCTTAGTTTCCAATGCAGTTACATCTGAACCTGTATCGGAGATTTGATTATCAATATAGGTTTTTAATTCTGTACGAAGAGCATTGATGGCATTAGTTCTATTGGTAATCTCATTTGCCAACCCCTGTACGGTATTATCCAAGTTAGTCTTATCTGCTGCAGTCATTACACCTGCAGTAGTCTTAGTTGCTGCAAGTATATCTCTAATTAAATCTGTAGCACCTTCATAAGTCTTACCATCTGCACTCTTAGTTTTATTATTAAGAGTAGCTCTTACATTAGTTGAATTATGGGTAAGAGTGAATCCAGTAAGAATAACTCCTGGAAGAGAACTATTAAAGGTATCATGCTCATTATCTTTTGCAATACGGGCCTCTTGTTCAGCTTCAATAGCATCTGGTAAGGTTTGATTAAGCTTTATTACACTATCGGAATCCATCAGACCAGCTTCTCGAGTAGTGGCTGGGGTTAGAGGGATTACCATCCCATCGGGTTTATCAATGTAATGCCCTTGACCATCCGTAGCAGAATAGTTACATAAGATAATAATATTACGCTTATTTTTGTTAGCTATTGAAACCTTACTAATTAAATTTTTAGGCATGCTAGATACCACATCCTCAAGATGCTTACCTCTACTACCTTCGAAAGCAGTACCTGCAATTTCCCCAATGATAAGAGACGAAGTATTACTGTCTACGAATTTAGTACCTGACCAACGGAATTGGTATGGAGGTTCACCATCGGCAACATTTATATAAATCTTACCAGATTCTCCAACTACGGGAGTTTGGTGACCTGCATCCGTATACAATTGAACATTAGTAAGACCTCCAGTGGGGCTTACTTCATAGGTAGCATATACCTCGATTACATCGTCTACATATGAAGGCAAATGGTTAGCAGGTACTAAGCCACTTTCATCCAATGGAGCAAATCCACCAGCTTGACCTTTAGTTGCTACGAAAGCATCATGCTTAGCTTCTAGAGTGTTAATGTTATTCTGCAGTTTAGTATCAAGGGCAGTGTCTGCCGCAGTTCTATCAGCAATCTCTTTATCAATCCTTGCACCCAATGCAGTATCAGCAGAAGTACGAGCAGTTGCTTCATCGTTTACAGCTTTAGTAAACTTGGTATCTAAAGCAGTATCTGCAGCTTTTCTATCAGCTACTTCTTGAGCAAGAGCGGCTTCTGATTTACCATTCAAAGCTTCGATAGCATCTTTACGGTCCTGAACCTCTTGAGCAATAGCATTGGGTAATGTCTCATCCAGATTAACTTTATCTTGGGCGGTCATTACACCAGCTTTCTCTGTAGTAGCTGCTGGGATATAAGTAGTCTTATAATCTTCAGGCTCATGAGTATAAATACCCTCTTCTTTTTTAGAAGAGAAATTATGAGTTAAAGTAACATGACTACTTTGTTGACCTACCTCAACTGGTTTATCACCAGATAAGATAATAATATTATCTGGTATAGAATCAAACAGCTTCTTATCTGCTGCAGTTTGTACACCAGCTTTCTCTGCAGTAGAGGCAGGCAATGTAATAGGATTCTGTTCTACTGTACCATCTTCAACTACGGTCTTAGTAGCAGCTATGCCAACAGTAGTTTCATTGGGAGTTACTGCACCAAGAGCAAAGTTAGCCGTAGAGATTCTATCTAACTCAACCTTATCCTTAGCAGTCATCGTACCAGCCTTAGTAGCCGATACCTGAGGCAAATCGAAAGTTTCGGTAGTATCAGCATTCAAACCGTTATCCTTAGTTACGGTTACTGTTACCTTATTAGCATCAGAAGCTGCAGAGAGATCAGTTAAAGAATTTGGGTCTAACCCATCTAACTTAACCTTGTCTGCTGCAGACATAACTCCTGCAAGAGTTTGAGTTACCGGGAGTAAGTTCTTGGTAGCTTCTACTTCTTCACCATATTGGTTATTTGCATTATCCTTGGTTGAAGTCTTTACCTTGAAAGAAAGTTGGGTACCGGTTCTTGTTACAGCACTAACATCGGTAACCATGGTGTCTGGCAAAGCATCGGAAGTACCTTCTTCAGCTTCCAATCTTTCTTCATGGTTATCGGTAATGTTAGTGAATTTATTATCTAAGGCAGTATCAGCATCGGTTCTGTCCTGAATTTCTTTATCGATACGTTTACCCAAAGCTGTATCGGCAGCAATACGGGCAGCTTCTTCTGCATCGATGTTATCCTGGAGAACTTTATCTGCGGCCTTTCTTTCCTCTCTCTCTGTATTTAAGTCAGAAGTATTCTGGTCAATCTTTGCTTCTAATCGAATATCCTCAGCCTTACGAGCAGCGATTTCATTATTCAGCAAATCGGTAATGGCAGTATAGTTACCATTAATGTTATCCTGAATACCCTGAATCAATTCCAGATTACGTTGAATATTGGCAGCATTCTGAGTTACCAGAGCATTGGTAGCATTCAAGGAAGTTAACAGCTCCGTACGAGTTTCAGTTACGAAAGTTCTCAACTCATTTACCGTAGTAGTAAGAGTATTACTTAAGTTAGTGAAAGTCTGTTGCAGAGTATTATCTCCTTGTTCACGCAGATTCTTTTCAGCTTCAAGCTTATTCTCCAACTCAGTAAGCTTAGCAGTCATAGTTGCTGCAAAGTTGGGGTCATCACCGAGAGCCTTAGCAATCTCGGCCAAAGTATCAAGTACCTCTGGAGCAGAGCCAATAATCTTTTGGATAGCTGCCTCTACTTGTTCAGAATTTTGGAAATCCGAATCATTCAACAATTCAGATACCTTTGTGATATAGTTAGCATGTTCCTCAATGCCATCCAACTTAGCAAAGAGTAAATCAGTAAAGTCATTTGAAGAAAGTACCTTACCGTCTACCTTATCTACCTTCTTAGAATCTAAGGCTTGGTCAGCAGCAATTCTATCTGCCTTCTCTTGAGCCAAAGCATTATTGATAAGGGTATCTTGGTTAGCACGTTCTGTAGCTTCCTTATCGATATTATTCTGCAACTCGGTATCACCAGCTAAGCGGTCATTCTTTTCGGTAAGTATATTTTGGTTGATACCCGCCATATCATCTTTATGGTTCTGAAGGTTGGTATCAATCTTTGCCTCAAGAGAAGTCTCTTTGGCAATTGCTCGGTCTTTCTCTGCATTAATAGCAGTAGTATTAGCATTTACCTTTGCTTTTAATTCATTCATAGCATCGGTATTACCTGCCTCTAGAGAATCAATACGAACTCCCAAAGCATTATCACCGGCAATACGATTTTCCTTTTCTTGTTCAAGCTTAGTGTTAAGATTAGCCACCTCGGATTCCAAAGCCTGCTTAGCATTATCTAATTTAGCTGTGAACTCAGTACTCAGAGATTTATCGGCTGCAGTACGGTCTGCTACTTCTTTATCCAAATTTACCTGAAGAACTTGGTCTGCAGCTTTTCTTTCTACACTCTCAGTATTAAGGTCAATATTGAGAGTATCGATACGAGAACTCAAAGCACTGTCGGCATTCGTACGGTCAACGATTTCTTCGTTAATCATACCCTTAACTTCCTTGTAGTTATCACCTACAGTCTTAGTTAAGTTTGTGATTGCCTCTGAATTTCTTTCTATATTATGTTGATTAGTAGCGATTGCCGTAGTATTGGCATTTACCTGCTCAGTAAGCTCATTACGCAAAGTATTGATAGACTCTTGCATACTCAAAGCCAAGTCTGAGATACGCTGGTTAACGTTAGCCAGACTTTGAGTATATGCTTCATCAGCAGTCTTTCTTTCGGCAATCTCCTTATCCAAGTTAGCCTGAATTACTGCATCGGCATCTTTACGGTCTTGGATTTCCTTATTAAGGTTATCTCTTACAATTCCGAGTGCAGCATCTCCAGTAGCAGACTTATTGTCTACGTATTCTTTCAGTTTAGTTTCAAGGGCAGTATCTGCATCCTTACGAGCTTGAACTTCAGCAGCTACTTCAGCACTGTTTGCCTCGTCTCCTGCAATACGGTCTTCGATTTCTTGGTTAACCTGTTCTGTAATTGCAGCCAACTTCCTAGTGATGGTAGTTGCAAAGTTGGGGTCATTTCCAAGGGCATCAGCAATTTCCTTAAGAGTATCAAGTACTTCAGGTGCTGAACCAATAATCTTTTGGATAGCCGCATTTACTTCCTCTTCAGTTTGGAAACCGGCATCATTTATAAGCTGAGAGAGATGGGTAATATAGTTTGCCTTTTCTTCTATGCCATCCAATTTAGCTTTGAGTATATCGGTAAAGTCGTTCTTAGTCAAAGAATAACCTTCACGTTTATCTACCTTCTTAGCATCAAGGTCTTTATCACCCTTTTCTCTAGCAGCAGCCTCGGCAGCAATAGCATTAAGCAATTGTTCTTTGTCTTCTACACCCTGCTCTTTTATATCCTCGATTTTGTGTTCGAGAACTAAATCCTGAGCAGCACGAGTAGTGGCCTCTGAATCTATATTGTTCTGTAATACCTGGTCTGCAGCAGTACGTGCTTGAGCTTCCTGGTCAATCTTACCTTGAAGAGCATTGTCTGCATTAATACGGTCTGTTACCTCTTTAGAGATTTCATTGTGAAGAACTTGGTCCTCAGAATGACGGTCTACCTTCTCTTGGTCAATCTTACCCTGGAGAGCTAAAGTATCAGCCTGGCGATTAGTGATTTCTTCATTAATCTTAGAATCCAGTACGGTATCTGCATTGGTACGATTTGCAGTTTCTTCAGCAATCTTTGCCTCGAGTGCAGCCTTATCATTGATATGAAGAGTCTTAAGGTTATTTACACTTTCCTTAATCTCATTATCGGCAGCGATACGTTCATCTTTTTCCTTTTGAATAAGGTCCTTGAGTTCTTTCTCAAGTTCACCATTATCTTGATTTACCTTATCTTCAAGGTCTTTGATGTCTTCAGCATTCTTATCTACCTTCTTCTCAACTCGGTTGATTTCAGCTTTTAAGTCTGCCTTAACGGTATCAATCTTCTTATTGATTTGGTCTAACCCATATTCTAGGTTATCCTGAACTGCAGCTACTGCAGCACCCAGAGCAGCTTCGGCTTCCTTAGCACGATTAACCTCTTCGGTTAAAGCAGTACGAAGGTCGGTTAATTTATTAGTGATGGTAGTTGCAAAGTTGGGGTCATTGCCCAATGCTTCTGCCAACTCTTTAAGAGTATCAAGGGCATCATCAGCACCATCAACCAAATCACTAATCATCTGTTTAACTTCTTCCTCGGTTTGATATTTCAAATCATTCTCAAGCTGAGAAACTTTAGTGATATAATTTGCATGTTCTTCGATGCCATCAAGTTTAGCCTTCAACTCATCGGTAAAATCATTTTTCGATAAGTCGTATCCTTCTTTCTTATCTACCTTATTCTTGATAGAAAGTACGAAGGCCCAGAACTCATTTATAGTTCCTCCAAAGCCAGCTTTAACAAAGTCATCATAGTAACCCTGTAATAACCGCTGGTCTATTTCTTCGCAGGTATAATACTTACTTACATACATATTTTATAAAATTTAAGGATTAATTACTGCACGTTGACGACCCAGTAAGAATTCAGAATCGATATCCCTGAATGGTTCTCCCTCTGAACCACAGAAGGCATTCATTGGTACATCCGGATTTTCGGGGTCTACATCTCCACCGTCCTCAATATCTCCCCGTATGCAAGCATAATCAGGAAGCCTATTTACACGGAACTTTATTACCTGGCCTATACCAGGATGAGGTATTATTTTATCCCAGATATCCCCGAAGTAATCTTGAAAGCAGGTGACAAATTTGTTTCCGGTCATCGATTGAAATGCCGTTACATCATTGCCATTACCTTTCATTTCAATATGAACTCCAGATGTACCATTAAGGATAACCAGATTACTATCAAACCAGATTCCACTGTTTGTAGTAATTGGTGTCCACCTCAGTACTAACATCTTTGCCATATACTTTATTTTTATTCTACAAATTCAACTTTGGTATCTCGGTCTCTCTTTAGGATAATCATGAAAACTAAAGCCTCATCCTTTGCCTGAGCAGTCTGAGTATCTCCAGAAGGCTTATACGTTATACCATTAATTACAAACCTATCTTGTTCCCAATTAAAATCCCAATAACCTTCCGGTGTAAGATAACCGATTTGTTCTATATAAGATTTAGAAATTAGTATTGATAAGTTTTCATCATCCAATTCTCCTGAAATAGTTGCCTTATTGATAGGCCAGTTTCTGAAAGCATTGTAGTAACATAATGCCTCGATTTGGATGTTATAATATTTAGGTATACTGTCTTCGGCATGACTGAGAAGCTGATTAACATGTTTGGCCCAGGTTATGGATTGCCTACCAGCATCCCAATCTAAGAAGTCAGTGATAATTTTCTTGTATCTATCCCAAGAGCGGTTCTTTACCATTCTCCAGGGTTCTTTTGTCATAGCTTAGTTAGAATTGATTTCTTACCACCTTTTACTGGAGCACTTGGGTTGGGTCCATCTAATACTCCAGGTTGCCTTCTGTTAACTACTTTTGGGACTACGGTTCTAAATACTTCATCACAGAATGGTAAGTAGATTTCCAATCGTGAAGCTAACATACAAAGGTTCTTTCTTAATTCATCTATTAATCCACCTGGTTGCATTGCTTGAGAAAGTGTTTTCCATAGGGAACTTGTAGCATCTGCCAAGGTATCATAATATTGCACTTCAGTAGGCCCAGTAGTGATTTGTTTTATCCTATCACCTCGGGCAAGTTCGGGTTTAGAAGTACCATCACCAGTTTGTTCTTTGGTAGAAGTTAATTGACTTAGGTATTCTGAAGTACTTGTTAATAGATTAAGTATCTTCACATTGAGAAAGTCCCATGCTGCCAATTCCATTATTAATTGGTTTTCTAGTGCTTCATACCATAATTCATCAGTATACTTATCTGCAGGAATTTGGTGATTTACTAGAGGACCAATATAATATTGCCATTTGGTGATGTAGATAGATTTATCTTCCCTGGTCATTCCCTCTGATATCTCTGAAGGAATATAGTGGTCGATTAAGTTATATATTGTATCGGCTAATGCCGTATGACCATAATCACAAACTACCAGAGTCTTATCTACGGTGATATCTAAACCATTAGAGTTGGTTACATGTAGGGTTACTGTATAGAAACCGGGAGTTTCATAAGAATAGGAAACATGTCTTCCACCATTGAAAACCTCTCCCTTATCATCGCCAAAGTCCCAGTCAAAAATGGATTTGGCCGGGACTTTGGATATGACTCTGAATGAAACTTCCAGACCTGACGTAACGTACAAAAAGTCCAGATTGTTATTCATATTAGTCTGTCTTATGTAATTTTCATATATTACCCTTTAGAAGAGGATTCGAATTCTTCCAGCAAAGCCTGAATAAGTGTTTCTACTGTATCATCTTTCTCGGCAACTATTTCATGAAGACCTGCTACCAGTTTCAGTTCTTCCAGGGAATAGCCCTTTGCAAGTTTTTCAAGAGTCATGCCTTTCTTGAACTGAGCATTCAGTCTCTTATCCAACTTTTCGATGTCGGCCTCTGAATACTTTTCGATTTCTGATTTATCAGCAATGATAATCAGATGGCCAGAGGCAATTGCCTTCTGAATCTTTGGTGCACGGAATTGACGACGAGAGAGTTCCTTGTCTTCTCCTCTACAAACGGTAATACCAGTTGATTGGTCATGAAAACTGTAAGCTCTTGGTCCCACAGTTACTGTATATTTATCTTTAGCCATATTTCCTAAGATTTAAAAATGATTAATGATTAAAGAGAGGATAGGTCTTTTTAGTTACCTACCCTCTCAGGGAATTTATATAGATGAAACCGGACGTCCCTTATTATTCTAGGTTAACCATCAAATATGGGTCTACGTTCATGAACTCGGGGAAGCCGAATTCTGAGAACTTCTTGTCGGCAGCCAGCAACAGAGTTGCATCCTGGTACATCTTAGAGAAGCCAGTAGTCAAGCTTGCATAGATTGCCTGAGTCTGGTTAGAAACGATTCTTTCAGATTCAAGCATCAACTGACGAGCAGTAAGCTTAATCAAGGCAGCAGATGTATCAATCAACAGCAACTGTTGGTCGGGTGTACCCGGGTGAATGTAGAAGTCAGCATTCTTGGGAACAGGAGACTTAACATTCAGGGTAGCTTCTGTAGTACCAGAGTGACGATCCTTGAATTCCGGCAAGTTCAGCATTTCGATTGCCTGGTCTTCACCACCAATCATAGTTTGGAAGTTACGTCCCATACGAGCAGCACGTACCCAAATATGCAGAAGGTCTTTGTAAGTGATACCGTTAGTTGTTTCGTATACACCGATTACCGGGGCAGACTCAGAGCCATCAGGGTTGTTACCATTGATAGCAACGTCCATAGCCAGAGTATCCAGAGCATAACCCAACTGAACACCAAAATCACGAAGGTAGATTCCCAAGACATCGAGTGAAACATAGTTACGAACTTCATCAGTAAGTTTGAAACCTTTTCCGATTTTGAAGAGGCTAACTGATTTCTGTCCGAAGCTAACATCACCCAATGGGATAGTTTCTGCCTCATTAACCTTTGCAGGGGCAGCATCCGACATGTTAACCATCGGCATGATTGCTTGTAAACCATTGATTGGTTGGTCGGATGCAATGATATTTGGATAGAACGGAGCCTGGCGCATACCCAATGTGATAGCAGCACGGATGATTTCCGGAACAATCCAACGAATATTCTGTTGGGGCATTGTAAAGATGTTCTGCATCGTGTCCACTTTTGGATTGATGCCCATCTTTTCAAAAAGTTCATCTTCTGAAATACCCCATTTACCGGTAACCAATTCTCCAAAAGTTACCTCTACAGGCTTCTTGTCCTGTGAACCGGAACGAACAGCTTCCAAGCTTCTTACCATTTCCGGCAGCTCATTCATAAAATCCTGAGCCTTCAACTTTGTAATATCTATTTTATTTTCCATAACTTCTTTTCTCTTATTTGATGAGTACTTGAATTACCTCATTTGCCTCTTCTGCAGGATTAAGGGCAATGAACTGGGATGAAGTTGCTTGGTTAGCTTTTACGAATCTATCGTTAAGCAATGTTCCATCGGGAGTTACATAGCCGGCGTCGATATTTCCGTTTGATACCCAGTTACAAATCATGTAACCTTCCATAGCTACTGTTACCTCTACCGGGAAATTTCTTTGAGGTTGATAAGCAGGGTTAACGTTATCCGTTACTGCTACACCCAAATAAACTTGAGTAGCTACATCAGTGCAAGGGTAAATCAAACCTTCTTCATTCAAAGCCACTGGCATACCCTGTACGATTTTCTCTCCAGCTTTAACATTGAAAGCCTGGTGCAATTTGTGTGACTCACTTTTGTAAATCACCGCTCTCGGGGTTCTTTCCCCAAAGAGAGTAAGTTGCTGAGGGTCGTTTACGATTTTAGTTTTTTCCATAACGCGGATTATTTATATTAGTTATTTGATTTTGTTTCGATACAAGTTATCGATTACATTCTTAGTACTCGGAGATTCTGAATTCCGTTGGGTATCAGTACCCTGGGTTCCAGTTTTACCCTCGGTATCATCCTCAGCAATTGAGGAAGCACGGTTGACGTCCTTAGAACCACATTTTGAGCAAGTGAGAGGGAACTTCTCTTCCAAGCGAGCTTGGTAATCCTTGGTCAAGGAAATAAGAGTAGTAATACCAGTAGTCTCGGCATTGAGCATCGTAACGATTGTCTCATCTACCTTATCACCCATCAACTTCTTGTAGGTTTCTACGGCATTTTCACGTAGAGAAGCAATGTGATTCTTTCCTACGGTTGCCATTTCCTTCAAGTTAGCTACTTCGGCATTCAAGTTGGTAATCTGTTCCGTAAGAGAAGTTTTCTCTGTAGTAAGATTATCTACTGAAGTTTGCAATTCGTTTCTGGATGATACCAAAGTCTGAATGCAGGCAATTACATTTTCCTGATTCATCTCTTTACCTTCTTCCAGGGTAAGCATGTTATCCCCAAAAAGGCTTTCAAGAAATTTTAGTAATTCTTCGTTCATGTTATTTTTATTTGAATGATTATCCTTGGCATCATTATCATTAAAAGAACCCTGAGTATCGTCCTTTTCTTGATATGATGTTAAATCCGATTTGTAATCAGTAAAGAAGTATTGCTTCGATTTATCATCTCTGTATTCTTCATAAGATGCCCAAGTTCTTTTGGCAAAGGTTGGGTTAATAATTTTACCATCCGAACCAATTTTCTGGGCAAATGAATCAGCACCATGTGAAACTAGTGAGGTCTCAAGGTAACGAACAATTTCAGTAACAATTCTACGTACCATAACTCCCTTAGAGTCATAAGTACCCAGTTTCTGATAAAATTCGTTATCTTCCATTTGGGGATGGGATTTATCCCACTTAAATTGTACAGTAACCGAATTACTATGAATTGAGGGTGGCTCCATAAGAATTCCTCGAGCAATTCTTGGATTTGCCTTACCATCAATCTTCAGAATACCGTTGATACCTGCTGGTATAGTAAAGCTACCGTCTTTATAAGATTCCTGCCACATTACTTGTGATACAGCTCCAATAGCATTACCGATGTTTGTTTCATGGTCACAGTTTACTGTTTGACCAAGCAGCATCTTCATAGAAGCCTTTAGTACTCCATTTTGACCGAAGTCTGTAGGATTCCAATTTTTCGATACGATTGTTTCCGAAAGTAATCGGAACATAGGTTCGATAAACTCTTCGTCCTTAGGAGTTAATTCCGATTTGTCCAGGTTGGGATAATAAGTATTATAATCTATATCCCCTCCCCAAAATCCAAATTGAGCAATGGAATCCGGTGTAGGGTTTTTCCATTTGTAATAATTCTCTGAGAAAGCCTTGGCTCCCACTGCTTCTGGGATATACCCAGCCATAATGGTATGGCCTTGACCTATCACCATAGAATCAAGATGCTCTTTGTTTTTCTTTGTGAATTTACTCATCTTGCTTTAGTATTTTGGTCTCCTCGAGAAGGAGCCGGGTTTGTCTTATCTCTTGACCTACGAGCAGATTGGTTTTTATCATCCTGCCTTTGTTTCTTCTTGGTACCCTCTTGTGGGTCTATATTACCACCCTTAGCAAATTGGTCCTCAAGTGAAACTCTTGGTTCCTTTTCATCTGGTGAATCATAACCCATTGCCCAAGCATATTGCTCTTGGCTAATGATACCTGCCTTATACAATAAGTCAAGGTTCTGTATCTTATACTGAAGACCTTGTTGGATTTTAACTTCATCAGAAACTGTAGAAGTTCCCCAATCAATCTTCATCCCCTTATTATTAAAGCCTGCCAGACGCAGTTCTAGAGAATAAAGTCGGTCTAATACATAAGCTACAAGCATTTGGATATTTTTTAACTGGCTAATCATCTTAGACAGCATTATACCAGTTGCACCTTCACCAGTAGTAGATGATACCCCAATGATAGAGCCATTAACTCCCAACCCATTTGCTACAGATTGTTGGTTCATATTCCAAGGCTTCTCGATATTACCGAGCTCCTTAGTAGTAGAATTTAGTTTGAATTCATGGTCATCTATGTAACCAGCAACTACTCCATCCTTCATACCCTCTTTAACATTACGTTTGAGGATATTGAGTTCATGATATAATCTGGATTCATAAGCTTTGATACTCTCATTTGGCCTTTGTGGAGATTTCTGCATCTTAGCTTCTAAGAAACCCACCATACCACAAATCTCCATGATATGTTTGAAGTTAATCTTCATATCATTTTGTCCTTTGAGGGAATCCAATGCAGGCATAAATGGAGGAACTCCATAAGGTTCATCTGTATCATTGAACATACCAACATAAAAATAGGTTTCTGGGTTAAGTTTAATGTAATCTTGTTGCTTAACAAAGAAATTAATGTTCTTTTGGTAAGGAGCATACACCCCATTTAATTCCCGTTTAAACTTGATATGCTCTGGTTTAAGGAATAATACAGTAGCCAATCCATCAAGCTTGTCATTTGGTACTCCTTCTACGGATATTGCCCCACTTACAAGAAGTTGAACAATCATTTTATTAACTAAACCATCTATACCAGCAGTATATCTGGTCCATCCCTTGGTGGCTTTCTTAAGATGTTCTCTCATCTTTGAAGCCTCTTCATCGGTATTATTAGGGAAAGTTACTGTATGACTGGTGTTAGCTAACTTAAACATATCTTGCAATGCAATGCCCATATCAGGATTTACCTTATATAAATCCCGAATTAAAGGTATCACATCAACACGAAAAGAGGGTTCAACTAATTTAGTCAACCCTTGTAATGATGTAATTAAGTTATCGCTATCATCGTCAACTGAAACCCTACCAGGCGAAATTGATGTGGCAGGCTTTTCCTCTTTATTAGAGGATGTACCATTCTTGGGAGGGTCCTTCTTACGTCCCCAACCCCAACTAAAATTGAAGTACTTTTTCATCTTGGTTGTACGATTACGTTAGTTTTTCCTTTCCTTATGTGATTACATATTGCTTTTCCGAAGATATCATCATCGGCATATACATCTCCTTCAAGGTCTACATCTACAGCTGAATTGTTAGCCCTATGTTTACCCATTGCAACAGGTCTACCTAAACCATCATAAATGAAGGTATAAGCTTCTTGTACAAAGAATGGGTCCTTAATGATTACGTGATCTAATCGAATATCTTCTTCCAAGTTTTCTATTATCACTGAACGATTCTTTTGGGTGGTTAACCAACCAGGGGATTTATCCATTTCAGGTCTACTTTTACCTTTTTTCTTTAGCATCTTCTGGTAGTAGTAAAGGTTAGGGTAGCCTTCGTCTTGAAGCTTAGAAGTTACTGATAAACCGACGTCATTGGATTCTGGAGCTATTACTGCCCAGTTAAACAACTTCCCAGTATCACCAAGTAACTTAGCATAAGCTCCCACTGCCATTCTTCCCTTATATACTACTTGTTCTTCTCCTAGCTTATCCATACAAGTAAATGAAGAGTAGTCAGAAGCTCTACCAGTTGAAACGTCTGCACCAATGAAATATTCTTTATCTGATTCGGGTTCACAGAATTGTCGGTATTGACCATTAAATCTCTTCTTAATAACTGGGTAATCACTAAGGCAGTCTTCGATAGCTTTAATATCGGCTAAGTCGAAGACTGTATTACCAGATGATAAGAAGTCACCATCAATTTCTTGTGCAGTTCGTTTTGCTCCCAAAGCAGAAGACATTTGGTTATACCAATTGATATCTCGTTCTGGGTGCATTTGCCAGTATAATCGAATTGGGTTAAAAGGATTACCTCCTGCAATGGCATCTACCCAAGTTGAGTGATAGAAATTACCAACTCCATAGGGAGTGGAATTGACGATGGCAGCTCCACCAGTGGAAAGAGTAGGGAATGCAGCAGCCCAAATTTGGGCTGCCCATCTTACTACTGCTGCCTCGTCAATTACCAGAAGAGAAAGGGATTCCGAACGACCGGCTTCGGATGATGTCGGAATTGATTCAATAAATGACCCATTATCAAATTCTATCATGGAAGCAGAACCGTATTCTCCAGCTCTACCATTGATTATGGGAGTTTGAAGGTACCATGGAAGATTCTTGTACATGAACTTAATCTTCTTAAGCACCTTCTTAGCAGTTGTGTCTTTGATAGAGATAATGTTTATCTTTTTGTTGGGATGGTACATCGCCAACCAAAGACAGTACATTGAAATAAGTTCTGTAATTCCTGCCTGACGGAATTTGAGAATGATATTGAATCGTTGGGCAATGAAATTGTAGAGAACGGATTTCTGAAAGGGATATAAATCGAATCTTACCTTTCCTCTTACTGGATGTATCACATAGCAAAAAAGGCTAAAAAAGAAAACATCACTAGAAACTCGGGATAAGTTTGATAGCTCTTCTCGAGTTAAAGTAGTTCTAGTTTCTGAGATAGTCTTTGCCATATCTAAAAGTTATACGTTATTTGAAATTCGATGTCAGTACCTATACCAGATTTTATCTTCGGATAGTAAAAGGTATTGACTCCGAGTTTGTAATTAAATCTCTTAGTCTTGATTGAAAGACCAGCTCCCATATCGAAGAGATTATTGAAAGGTCTGTATTTGCCATAAATGTATGGACTAAGTGATAACCTTGCAACTTTCTTTCGAGTTAATTGACCTTCATACCAGTTGTAGTTGTACTTATCTAAGTCGATTGGGAATAGTCTAGTTGAATAAGTGTTAGTCTCCTTATTAAACAGACTTAAGTTCAACTTATCTTTCTTCAAAACAATTTGAACCAGGGAATCTTGGTTACTGATAACTGGCTGCCTTAGCATGGAATCAGGAAAGAGAGTTGGCTGCTTATTATCATGAACTAAGATTTTACCTGGTTCAATTTTTTCTGAGTACTTCTTCTCTGGTTTGAAGGGTTTCTCTGTGTATACTGTATCTGGGATTTCATTGACCGCTAGTTCCAGGGAATCAACCTCTCGAGAAAGTTTGTAATTCCTGAAGCAAAGGTAAATAGTAAATCCTAGAAGTACAATGAACAAGGCCCTCTTTAAATTCTTCATGTTCAAAAATTTTAGGAAGTTCGCACGCTTTAATGATACTATCTATTCGGTAATCGCTAAGCGATTACCTTTATCGAACGAAGTGAGATAATATCCAAATATACTACTTACGATATGATATATGAATAGCTATATATACGCAGATAAATATATAGATATATATACGTAGTATATTATATATCTATATATTTCAAGGCACCCCAGAAACTTATATATAAGACTTTATATATAAAGCTGAAACTCACGGTTCTTGGGTATTTGCCTTTTTGAGGCATTTTTTGAACCAAATCCCTACCTCATAAACCGAACCCTTGGCAATTGTGTACCTTGCCTTGTTAAGCCAATAGTGGTAATCCTTAAAATCCTCTTCGAAGGTATCACCATTTTTGTGAAGGTAAATTTCGAATTTATCTGGGAAACCCATAATTGCCTTGAAGTCTTCGATTCCCAAAGGGTAGCCATCGGGTCTAAATTGCCTATCTGCAGGTCTGAGAGTTAAGGGAGGTTTATCATACTCCAATCGATACACTCCTGGAAGAGTACTCATCTTTGCAGTTTTGATAGGCCACTTCTTTTCATTCTTGAAATCCCTAACCCAGAGTCTATGTATCTTTGCTACTGTAAGATTCTTCTTTTCAGGAAGCTTCCGATAGTCATACATTGCCAGAGTTTTACTCATAAACGGAATCTGGTTAGTATTATTTTTCTGAGAGAATGTGAGTGGTTTAAGTAGGTTTCTAGTAGTTGTTGGAGTTTTTACTTGAAATACTTCATCAAAAGCATTCAAGTATTTCTTACCAGTCTTTTTATGTACTCCAATGATGAGTAATCGCTTCCTTGACTCCTGGGAGTTTCCGTAATCTAAAACTGACCTTTCGTGAAAAACTAATTTATAGTCTTTGAATGTTTCCTCAAAGAAATCCTTGGGAAGCAGTGTTAGCAGTCTTGGTAGATTTTCTATAAGAAATATCTTAGGTTTATACTTGAGTATTGATGCAATTACTAGATTAAGACTACGGTTATCTTTTGGATTGCCTAATTCTTTTACTTTAGATAACCTCATTACTGAGGCTGCTCCACAATCTGGGCTTGATATAATTATGTCTACTTTCTCATTGAATTCTTGTAAACAAAAGACCTTATAGAACGGTATATCCCCAAAATTTAATTTCCATTGTTCTTCGCCTGGAGTGTGGAATACTCCCCTTATCTCTATGTTCCCTAACAAATTTTTCTTAAAAGGGAACAGGAGTGCACCCTGTCCAGCGCACACTCCCAATACCCTTAGTTTTTTCATTTCTTGTAGCTTCTCAATTTAATGTACTTAATCCAAGCAAATGGCTTACGGTCTTCCAGATAGCTCAGATTCTTATCATTATTGTGGGCTTCTTCTTCGAAACTTACATCATGATACCTTTCATTCTGTTTATCCCACTTGGCAAAGCACCTGATGATTATGTATTCGATAATATACCAGAGATAGAAGAATCCAAAAACCAGGGCCACTACCCACCAGAAGGATATATCAAAGGATAACCAGAGTATGATACCAAGTACTAAACCCACTATACTACATTCAATCTGTTGTACCTGATGAATACGTTCATGATTGATATCATCGGGTTTACACTCTTCTACTTTGTGTTTGAAGAATGAGTTATACACCAGAGTAATTGCTTTGTAACTGGGGAAAAGAAATACTTTTGCTACCCCGCTGTTAAAATGACATCTTTTCATAATTTATCTTTGAAGTTTTCGTAAGCATTTCTTAGTTTTTGGTCGTAGGCATTCTGGGCATACCCGGGACCATTGTATTTTCTGGCAAAGCCAGCCCAGTCCTTTTCTTTGAGATTACTCAAACAACCAGAGTTTTTCATGAAATAATACATGAGTTCTAGTTGATTTGCATGAGATTCCGACATCTTATGAACGAATTCGAAGACATCTTTACATTCACAGAGGTTGTGATTGAACCCACAAATCTGGAACATTCCCCAACTTGCAGACTTCAATGCACATTCTTCGTCAATTTCTTTGGCTAATTCGAGTCTCTTATACTCGTGTACACCTCCCAAATACTTCGATTTATCCCATTTAGGGAAGAAAATCGTAGAATATCTCTTACAAAGGTAAGCTAAATCTCTGTCAGGGAATTTCTTATGTACTTCTTTGTACATAATGTGACCCTCAAAGAGGATTTGAGGCCTACCATCAGCTAAAAACCCATCTCTACCTGCTGCTTCTACCAATTGAACAGCTTTCAATAGAGCAGGTTCTAGACCTAAGCGAATAGCAAGGTCTTTAATCATTTCATTTGTTAGTTTATCCATAACTTATCAGTTTTAATGGTTCAATTTTAGTAACAAAAGTATTGCTTATAACCCATTTTTAGGATGTTTCGAGGTTCTATTATCATATATAACTTATAAAATAATGCAATATGGACAAGAAAAATGAATGCCAGATATGTGGCAAACCAATTAATTTAGAGGAATTCGATGAAACTAGAGAGATTCCCCAACTTATGGCAAGAAAACAAGTTTGTTTTCAATGTGCTTTTTGGTTTAATCGATTAGCTTATGATAAAGAACTTGAAAAAGAGAAGAAAATTGCCGTAATTACTCCCGATTATTCTCATTGGATAACTAGAGTACCGGGAAGTATTCTAATGGTACCTTCTGCTTTTGGGGGAATTTACCAAACTAAACTCCAACCAGTCAACACTCTTGGTGTTATAGATGAAGATAAAGAGAAACTTTTCATCATCCGTTATAATAACATCACTCACCAAGGTACTATACCGGAGCATCTAAGAGATGCTTTTAAAGTAAATGGGGTATTTCTATCTCCACAGGAATACAAAATGCTAGAAGATTACCGGGGCAATGCCTATGAATTTATAAAAAATAAAATAGATAATGCAATCAATAAAGAATAATTTTGTATATTTGCATAAAGAAAAATTCTTAATAAATAAAGATATGAAAAAAGAAAAGAAAGAAATCAAAAAGCTCAAAGAGGGGGATGAGGTTATCTTCGTATTATCAGGAAGACCCATCACAGAGAAAGTAACAGTAGAATCTATTGATAAAAAAGGTGGATTCGCAATGCTCAGTAACCGAGTAAAAGTTGCAAGAACCTTGGGTCCTGATGATACATATCCAAGATTGGATGGGCAAAAGGGAGAAGTTCGTCCGCTTACCGAAGAGAATGAAAAGGTTTTCCTTGCATATAAGGCCTATTTCTCGATTAAGAGAAACATAGAGTTCCTTGACAAGGAAATGAAAAGTATGAAAGATTCGAAAGCTTTCGATATGATGATTGAATTTGATAAGAAGCTTACCAAGATTATTAACAAATACCTCAAAGAACAATGACTACCGTATTAGCGATAATTTACTTGGTATGTTTGCCATTCACGGTATTTTTTGTAAGGGCTTGCTTGGATTATTTACCCTATACTCACAAAATACACTCTCTCGTTTTATTCATCTCGGTATGGATAGTATTACCTCTATTTCCAATTTATCTATTAATCAGATACATAAAATACAAATTATTATGAGATACTTTTTTGACAGAGATGGTAATTATGCTGGGACATCAATGCAAGGGTGGGAGATAATTCTCCTACTCTTGTTCCCAGTTGCTTTAATAATTTTCCTCGTATTCTTACCCTTCTATGTATTTCATAAATACAGTTCTAGAGAAGAGGATAAAAAATACGAGGAAGAACATCCAGAAATACTAAAAGTAGATTCTTATATTACTTGCTGGTATCCCTGGCATAGGTATTCTGTTGCATATACACTGGCTCTTATATTCTGGGTAATTGCTTTTATAATTGGGATATTATCTTAATACGGGTATTAAGTTGGCTTTTAACTTGCCCAATAAAAATTCAAATCTAATGGATATTTTTTAGTGGGGTTAAACCTACTGGAGAGTATAGGAGTATCATTGCTAACAGGGGGAGTTGAAACTTTTGTAAGAGTATAAGAACCCAATCCAGTTGTTTTTGTTATAAAGTATGAATTACTTGGTAAATCGTAGTTAGGACTAAAAGCATTACCATTCTTATCGAGGCAGGACCAAGATAGCATGTTGGAATTTACGGGGTATATACTAGCAATATAGACATTAATAGCATATCTATTTTGATTTACTATCCAATTCTCATATCTGGTACCATCAGCCATAGATCCACTTTCGCCACTAATATTGGTAGTAACAGCAAAAAAAGCACTCGTGTCTACTCCATTGATGGTTATAGGATTAAAACGTATTTCCCAGTATTCTTTTTCTTCGGGAGTAGTAATCTTAAGATTTATTTTATTACCAGATTCATTTTGTGTAAGTACACAAAGCCCAGAAGTACCGTCATTTTGTGCAGTAATCTGAATACTATTGTTACTCTTGTCTTCCTCCAGAAGATAATCCGAGGTATTATTGATGCTAGCAGAATAACCAACTCCAATAACCCCAGACAATTTGCCATTTACATACTTACTCTTTTGAGATTGTATTGTCCATCTACCAGAGTTTCCCTGTCTTATTTCTGCATATACATCTTTGGTGGATCTCCCTTCCCCCCCCCCTAATTTAAGAACTTTATTTTCCATAATGTATAATGTTTTTAGATTGATACTGTTCCTCCTGCACTTGGTACTATAAATGACCCCTCTGATATCCAGGTAGCACCTGATTTAGTATATACAGCTACTTTATCTCCAGTAGTACATTCTATTAGAGAACCAGGTTCTGAGTCATTGGCATAGAATGGAATCTTCATAGTAGTAGTACCAGTTGCTGAGAGACCCTGTATATACGCCTGACCTGAAGATGATGTATTCTGTGGCCTAGCTCCCCTGCCAAAGAGATAGTAGCCTGTACCTGTGGGCAATCCAGAGAGAGTGAATGTTGAAGCCCCTTGTGGCTTCTGAGTTACTGGTATACTAAGGTTAGCATCCCCACAGGTTAAGAAGATATGCCCTGAACGGTTAGCTCCAGTTTGATTACTCGATAAAGCAGTCAGGGTTAACATGTAATGGTTCTCAAGAGTACCCACTGAGGCAACGGATACTGAGCACCAATCGGGAGCACTACCCACATGGGGAGTTTCTGGCTTTTTAGACCCATCACTACCATTTAAATAGGCCATTACAAGGATTTGAGCAGTATTACCTTTACTACCACCTAAAGGCAATGTGTTTGAAACCATTTTTATGTATCCAGTATAGGTAACACCGGATTCCTGAGTTACCGTGAGATTGATTCTGTTATTAGACCCATTTTGGGTAAATGTCAGAGTAGTAGACCTTGAGGACCCAGTATTTTCTGAATAGTTAATTTTTACATCTAAGTAACCATCTCCAACGGTAACTCCTCCCCAAGTAGCCCAACTTACGGAGGCTGAGCCCAAAGTACAAGAGGGTGTAGAGGTTGAAACTACTTTGCCATTTACCAGTTTCCTTTTGAGGGAAGTGATACGGTAGGTTACAGTACCACCTTTTGAAGATACAGTATCTGTACCTGTATCTGTAATTGCACGTGTTAGTTTGAATAATGTTTTTTCTTCCATATCTTTATAAGTTTTTGGTTTATAGAAAGAACTTTGATATTGTAATCTGCCAGAAGGGTAAGTAGGGGATGAGAGCCAGGGATGTTTTATCCTCTGGTTTCTCTGTGTGTTATGTGGGCATGTGTGGTGTGGGATATCTTGGCATGCCTCTAATACGAGGTGTCAAAATTTCCTGGTACTAAAAATGAGTATTTGCCTTCAAGGTACCCCTTAATGTGAGGGCTTCGAAAGTTGTGGTACTAAAAGGGGAGTACGGTTCCGTTAAATTTAACATTTGAAAATAAAAAGTAAGGGACAAACATTTTTATTTATCCCTTTGCTTTCTTTTAGTCCTCAAAAGTTTCGTTATCGTCTTTTAAAATTTCTTTTATATCTTTATAGCATTGAATAACTAAATAAGCTATAATTACAAACAATGCTATATTAATAATTAAATATTGTGTAAATACTGCCATATCTTTATAAATGATTTATTTTAGTTAGTAGGGGAAATATTTCCCCTACTTTAATTTTGTTTTACTTCATTGATTTTTTCACGATTTCGAGACCTTTTATTAATATCGCTTTCTTTTCTTCTTTAGTATTTTCGCTTGCAATTGAAGAAAAAGAAAAATCATTTAAAACATAGACTTGTTTATAAAAGTCTATAAAGCCGTCAATTAGTTTTTTATCTGCATTGTTTGCAATCGTGGAAAGAAAATTGAAAGTTACATTTCTGAACTTTTTGCGTAACGATTTGATTTGCTTTTCGTTTGCACCCAAAAACAATTCTTTTTTATAGATTTCTGTTTTTGTTCCTAAAGCTGTTTTAAAAAGTCCTTGATTTTTTTCTTTTACAGACTTTAAAACGTCTAAAGCAATTAAACTATTTGCTTTGCTGTTTGCTACTGCTTTTTCTACATTCACTTTGTTAATTTGATTTTTCATAATAAAAACGCTTGAAAGTTTTATTATTTATTATTTTTATTACCTTTTCAAATAGACTTTCAAGACTTTTTAAACTATTCTAATAAGGTAGTATTTATTTCATTTCTGTATTGCAAAGATAAGAACTATTTTTTAATTAGCAAAATTTTTAGAGAAATAATTTCTTAAAAAGTTTTAATTAAAAATTCATTCAAATATCGCTTTGTTTTTCTGACATTGCAAAGATACGGACTTTATTTTAATCTACAAACATTTTCAAGAAAAATTTTTGAGAAAATGAATATTTTTATTTTCAAAATTATTTTAGTGAAAAATTCATAAAATTAAAAATTTATTGCACCCTAAAAAGGACTTAATTTTTGCACTTAATTTTGGGGGTTCACAAGGGGAATCTTCGCACGCCTTGTAGTGGGCATATATGATATGTATATGGATAATCCTATATAGCTTATGCCTGTCCTCTTGAGAGTGTATTATATACCTGTATATTGAAGGCCATTAATCGACTAAGGTGATAAAGAATTAAGGCCGATTAGCTATATCCCTATTATTGCCCTCTATAAACCTATTAGGTCCTAATTCAATAAGGCCATATAGGGACTATGGTAAGCCTATAGAGATTAGGATAGCCTATAAGGGCTTACTAAGTTAGCGTAAGTAAAAACCCAGAACCTAAGTTAGGCCTGGGTTAATGTGTTAGTATTCGCAATATTCTCGTTCAAGGTATATATTAAGATCCTTGAAAAGTTTAATGCCAGGTATAGGACCATCATTTCTGTCCCAAATCTCGAATTCGATAAATTGGGTCTCATAGCCTTCTATATCTGAAATAGAGAGAAGATAGTTCTGGCTTGGGTCAAATTCTTCAAGGAAAACTTCGATAGTAGCCTTAATCCTAATAGGGTGAGTATTAGTAATGCCTTGTACGATTTGTGTTAATCGGTTTGATAATTCTTCTGTGTTCATAGGTAATGGGTTTTAAGTGATTATTATTTTATTTTCTTACTGCAAATATAAAGACTTTATTTTAATTATGCAATATCCTTGATTGCCTTCGTAGGTTATTGAGGGCCTTGAATTATATTTGCCTAAATCTCCGAGGCCATGAATGGAGTAAGGCCATAACACCATAGGTCCTAGAATTAATGCAAATATTGCTAATATAAATACTTAGCCAATAACTGCAATAAACTCTAGGACCTTATTACCTATTTCCTTATAATTACCCTATCAATATTAATTATAACTACTTGGCCTTGAGATACATCCTTTATAACCTTTTTAATTTTAGGGGTTAACTTGGATTTATTATCTGGCTTATGAGTATAGCTTGCCCAATATAAATTCTCTATTCTCCAATCCTTGAGATTACCATTCTTATATCTAATATACTTATAATGGTTTGGGTTAGGTATACGAAAGGCTTCAGCAATTAATTTGGGTGTAATTACTGGGACTCTTTGATTAGATTCGTTCATTATCTTCAAAGCGTATTTACGCCTTAGAGTATGCCCAGTACGTTTGTTGATTATGGTACCGTCAGCATAAATCCTATACTTAGGAAATTTGGGGTGAGTTCTGTGTTTCATATTTACCTTGAATTTTTAATTGATATGTATTATATAATAGTGCTTGGTAAGGTAATTCGGATAAGGTAAATAAGAGGCCATTAGGGGACGAAAAATTATCATCACATAGGCCTTTTTGAGTTTGCCTTTAAAGTGTGTAGTAGAGCTATATGGTATAGTGGCTATATAGTGAGTTGAGTGGCTTTGTATAGTAGAGGGGTTATCACTTGCCTTGTTTGCCTAAATCCCCAAAACCCCCGGCGAGGTACCTTGATATATGTATTAGGTATTATTATATTAATAGATGGTATATTAGTTATAGAGGGGATAGGTAGATATTGTACCTTAGTTAGCGTTAGTATGATTTTGTTTTATTTTTGTGTTGGGTGGTGTGGGAGGTACCCGGTATTTATTCCAGGTACCTTGTGGGTATTTATTCGATTAGGTATACCTGTATGAAGGCATATACTAAAAGGATTATGATTAAATTCATTCTGTAGATGAATTTCTTTGTTAGGTAGGCTTCTTCATTTAGGATTAGAAGCCAGATCGTTACGATGAGTAGAATTAGTGATTTCATAATTTTTAGTATTATTATATGTATCTTAGTATAATCCTATATGTGTAGGATACCAGGATTAGTGATGAGGTGTATAGGGTTAGGATTAGGGTTTGTGAGATGATATACCTTATTTTGTTTGTTGGGTGGGTGTACTTGTGGGCTTGGTATATTTTCTCATTGCGTATGAGGGTTAGGATAGTTCCTACGGATAGGATTATTCGGATTATGTGATAGATGATATTCATTTCTTTTTGTTTATTAGTTTCTGTTGGGTACGGAGTAGCTTATTATACTGGGCTTGGGGATCACTTAGGTATAGAGTGTAATCATTTTTGTTACTGCCCGGATTAGGGAAACGTTCTGTCCAAGTATCTTGGTGGGGTATGTATATTAGGTCTTTCTTTTTCATGGTAGTGATATTATATCAATTATGGTTATATCTATTAGGGGTATCTGTAGTATATCTCTTATTTGTAATCTTATGTGTTCTGAGTGGAGGTGGTTGTTGTTTATCTCTTGGTTGGGGTACCTTAGATATGGGTTAAGTTCCTCAGTTCTGTATGGGATTACCATTTCCTCTGTGAATCCCTCTGTGTATTCTTTAGTGTGACCTGGTACCTCGAAAGATACCAGGAATTTTCCTTTTGTTAGCATGGCTCTAGTTCATTAGTTAGGATTCTTATATCGGTATACTGATTCATGTATTCCCTTTCTGAGGATATGTCTAAGCATTTACATGCTATATAGTGACCGTACATTGATATACCGGATTCGTAGCCTTGGTCATCATTCATGAAGTGGGCTAAGCCTTTCCTATTGATTTCGATTACTGGATAAGGAGGTTCTCCATTAGTTGCTTCTTTATCGAAGGTAGCAAAGTCATAAGTATCAGTGTTATCGGTCATGGTAGAGAATATTTCTATAAGCCAAGTAAAGTCCTCTAGAGGTACTCTGTCTAGCCATTCCCATCCGATTGGATATTGGTTTACTGTTATAATTGGTTCCATGATGTTAATTGAGTTGAGGGTTAAACATTTGTTTTGGTTGGCATAATAGGCAGCAATGAGGATAACCTGCTTCATCGAGGATTCCCAGTATAAGATATCGATTGGTATCTCTGGGAATTTCGAAATAGAAAGCGGGTTTCATGTCGCCATCTATGAATGTAAAAACTATCTGAGTGTTTTCTAGTAACCCATTTAGTTGTACATGAGAAAGGTAGTTATAAATAGCTTCCCTTTGATTTCTTGGGTTTTTATCCCATGAGATGAGCATATCGTCATACCAATTTGGATTATCGCATAGCTTTTTAAGTTGTTGTTGAATATACGGTGTCATGATTTGAAGTAATAATATAAGTCCTCGATTAGTTTATCCTGTTCTTCCCATATAGTATCTGATACTACGTATTCTGATACGAAATAGTTATAGAAAGGCCCAAATAGTATTTTTAATACTATGTCCTTGAGTTCGATATTGAGTTGTTCCTCTTCTTCGGTAGAACTGGGTTTGATTGCCTGAAGTTCTGCCTTATAGGATGCCGTTACGGCATCCTTTAGGGTTTGAATATATTCTGGGTTAGTTTCCTTGAGAATACTTAATTGTGATTTGAGTTCTTTACTTATCATGGGGCTTAGCGATTATGGATATGAATCCCTGTGGATATTGAGTATAGAATAATTGGTAGTTCCCTGTGGGCAAGAAGACTTGCATTATATTTGCAAGTAATGGGTAGATTTTCCATTGGTTTTCCTCTAGAAAGTTATTCCAGTCATCGAATTCTTCTGGATAATTACCTGATAGTTGGATATGATACTGTTCTTGGTCAGCAATAAATAAATTAGTTACTACCTGGATTTCGTCTGATTCCTTTTTATATTGGGTAATTGGGTACCAAAGTCCTTCGGTTTTCCATTTATTGAGTTGGAACAAGGACATGCCCTGTTCCAGTACGTTTAAAAGTTTATATAAGTTTACCATAGTGATTATTTATTAAGTTGTCTAATTAGTTCTGATGCAGCCAGGGAATCAAAGAGTGGGGTTTCTCTTTTGTCGGATTCCCATTTTTCGAGAGCATTATATGTTGCCGTATATTGATATATCATGTCCTCATCTTGTTCCTCGTCCTGGATGAATTCCCGGAGATGTTTTTTGAGTCCAGTAATTATGTAATCCTGATGTTCTGGAGTTAATTGAGGAATACCAAATATGATAGCTTCTACCTGTGATGGAGAATAATCATAGTATTGGTCGTCAGCACCCTTTGTTAGATCCATGTGGGAGATAATGTTTTCCTTTAGATTTTCGAAGAGAACTTCCTCTGAAGCATATGTGATGATATATCCTGAGATATAAGCAGCAAAAGGTTCATCCCCTAAGTCGATTGAGTAAACCTGGATATTGGTATCTTCCTTGTTAATGAGAAGACCATCTGAGTAATCATAAGTATAAATGGGATGAGAAGCAAGCAGTTCCCGGATGGCCTCTAAATTTTTTAATTCTTTCATAACGTCTATATTTAAAATTATTTGAGAAATATTTCTCACTGCAAATATACAAAATTATTTCTAAACTTGTTTCTATAATTACTTTTATTTTTATAAATAGGGAGGTTCTGGGAGGTGTTTTGGGTGCCTCCCAGAGGGTTTTGTTAATATTGCCCTGTCATAGTAATGATAATGAAAAGGGATTCATCATTGAAATGTACCTGGATAGTATCTCCATATGAGTTTGACATGTAATGATGATTAGGGTTAAGTTCTTTTAATGGGTGATGTTCATCCCAATGAGAATTAATGAATTCTATCACGTATTGTTCAAAAGCATCGGATTCTCTGCAGTAGGTTTCTGCCTTTTCGTCATCGTCTATAGGATACTCCCGGAATTGGAGATTAAGAGTTCCCATATAGGATTCATCCGGATTTGAGATTTCATTAACTGATTGAGCAGTGTAACCAAAAGCATCAAGAGTTCCATTGAAGTAACCCATAATGTGATTTGAGATTTCGTTAATAGTTGTCATAAGAAATAAGTTTTGTGACCCTGTTCGAGGTCGGTTAATAATTATATTTATTTTTCTCTTATGCAAATATAGAAATAATATTTTAAATATGCAATAATTAAGGGAGCCCAGATGTTAGTGTTTCTGAACTCCCTGAGGATATATTAACTGGTTAGGGATTAGTATAATTCATCGGCCAGCATTGGTTCCTTGGGCTTATTTAATTTCTCTTTAGAACGTCTTGTAGCCCAATTCTCGTAGGGTTTGTAACTGAAGGTACGTGTTGTTTCATCGTATGCAGCATATACCATTTGTTTACGGGATATTCTCCTTCCGTAAGTTTTCTTAAGATTAGCAAACCAATCTAGATACTCCTGTAAAGAGTTAAAGATTTCTTTGTTCCCGTCTAAATCATTTTTAGGACGGGTTTTCCATGTTGCTTCTATATAGCATTGATGTAGGGTGATTGAAATAAAGTATCGGCACCAACTACCACCAAAGATAGTGCCCGTGGAGAATTCTATCTCCCGAGCAACTAATGGACTAACGTTATACTTTGTCATGCGATTGAGAAATTAAGTTGGAAAATCCAGTTGTTTCTATCGAGTTGATTGAATGATATGAACCTCCCATCGTTATCGGTAAATTCATTCATGAATTGAACTGCAGCAGATGCTAATTGCCCCTTATAGGGATTAGTATCGGCAGTTATGATTGATTCGAAAATGAAAGAATAATAGGTGGTATCATAGATTTGTACCTGGTTTATATCCAAGCAATTGAGTTTGTAATCATCCTCTAGTTTGATTAAGAGTCCCATTAGAAGATTAAGAAGATTACCCTGTTCATCAGAGTCAAGTTCAAATGTAGATTTCTTTTCTAAGAAATTGCGAACTACCTTAGTTAGTTCGTCTGCTTGATTGTAAGTTACTGAGTTCGTTTTCATATTTTTGTCTATTTTTAAAATGATATGCAAATATAAGCATTTTTATTTTTATAGAAAAATATATCTATTTTATTTTTAAGGAGGCTGAGGATGTGTACACGCTATGAAAGGCAGTGGATTAGACTGCCTTTCAATTATTAAGGTAATTGGGGAGTTAGCAAATATAGAGCCTCTCTTATAATTGAACTCTCCATAGGTTCTAAAGAGAGTTCCTTGTTCATTAGTCCACCTTTCTTCTTTTCGTTTTCAAATACTTCATGTATGGCTTGCTTTAGTTTAGTAGCTAATACCTCTGATAACTCCTGAGATTTAAGAGAGATAAGTAATCCTTTTCGTATTTCCTCAACATCTTGGTTATTCTCAGTAATGGGTTTTGCTTCTACTAATTCTTGTATACCCGAGGAATATTCATCTAACCGTTCATATCCCAAATGTTGTAGGTCATTAATGAAGATACTGAATTCATCGTAAGTAAGTCTAGTATCAAAACCTACCCCATGGTATAGTTGTACTAAAGGTGTAAGGATTCTCCTCAATGTATTGAAATCCTTTAGATGGTCTAATTCTATCTCTGACCTAATAGGTACTTTATATACCTTTTCACCCTTCAGTACCACTAGCAGAACCATTAGTCTTGGTGGTAGTCTTTTCTCGTTCATAAGCAAGTTTTTGTATTATGAGTTGTACATAGGTATTTCTCTCTTTATAGATAAACATTACCGATAGAAGTATCTCATGTTTCGGTAATATCATCTGTATGAAATTGCCTGGAGCAATTACAGTAGCTACTACTGGAGAACCCTCCTGAGAGAAATTGTCCAGTATCATCTCTGCCCTCTTAATGGGTTCTGGTTTTGTTGGGTCCAAAGTTAGGACTGGAGCTGTTATACATTCCTTAATGCCCTGTGTTAAGGCATTGTATAACCATTCATCTTTTATATCCTCTACTTGGAGGTTTTTCATTGTAATCATATCCTAAACCTATTTAAAGTCCATACACCCAGGATATTAGAGAATACCCATAGTTCCCAGTTTTTATAAAAGTTATAGGGTTTACTGAACTGGGATGTTTGAAATATTATCTGGCTTGGTGTTCTAGATAACATTTCTGCATGGCAAGTTAATACTCCAGAGGATAATTGAACTTTAAAAGCTTTAATTACATCCTCATCATTTTTAGTCTCTACTGAGGTAAGTAATTTAATAAATTCTACCTCTACACCTTCCGACATTTTAACCTTTCGGAAAGCAAATTTCTCTTTATTCTCCATTTTGTTGATATTTAGATAAGAACTCTTGAGCTAGTTCATCTTGAGTTCTTTCGATTATGTTCTTTACGATTGTTTTATTTTCTACTCTAGCCCACATATATAGCATGCCCAATTGAGCATCCATATAGCAATCTATAAGAGATGGGTCCTTTCTAAATACATCCCATTGTTTTACGAAATTTGTTCGAACCAAATCCCTATAACCCTGGTCTGATATATCTTCTTGGTCTATATAAGCAGATACCCTTTTCTTGACTTCTAAAAGGATTTTCTCTAAGCTTTCGGGTAATCTGAAATTTTCTGGTAAGTTATGATATACCAAAGCATTAGGTATCAATTCCTCAAAGGTAAACTGATTATCGAATAGTTTCTTTTGGTATCTACCTGAAAATATCAAGGGTATCTTATACCTTAGCAATGATGGTACTATGTCGTATATAGCATAATGTTTCCGATATTCCTGATAGACATCGAAATATAGATTCTCATCGAATATACCAGATTTCCTCATTATTGCCTGTAAAGTATTATAAGCAGCATTGATATGAGTATTACTCAATTTGAATACTAAGTTGCCATTTTTAATAGCAATGAGTTCACTACAGCATCTCTTTCGTCTAAATAAGTTCATGTGATTAAAATGTAAAGTCAATGTATATTTTCCTTGTTCCCTTGAGAAATTTTTCGTGATTTGAGTCATCATACTTATGGCAAGCATAAGTCTTAGATGATTTATCATAATGGTCTCTTACCCATACTGGAGCAGTATCAGTTGGTTTTAATTTAAAGTATGTACCCTGATTAACCTTGTTAACCTGAGTCTCTTTGTAAGATGTCTTTGGTAGTTCCATATTTTTGTCTATTTTAAAATTGATATGCAAATATAATTCTTTCTTTTTAAATATGCAATATCCGGATATAACTATGGGAGCTTACTATTTCGGAGGAATTGAGATGCAAATGAGCCATCCTCTTTTTCTTCTTCCTCAAAGTTTTCATATTGATATAACTCTGGGTCTTCTTCGTCTGGGTCTATACGCATTTCGATTTCCCTACGTAGTTCATGATGTTCTTTAGAGAATGAAGACATAGCTCCCTTATAATCATCAGTAATTTGCATTAACTCTGCTTTATTAAGGTTAAGACCCTCTTTACTTGTATCTACTCCTTCTTGTTTAGTAGCAACTACTTCGGGTAATGACTTAATGTCATACCTGTCTTCCAATAGTTTAGCCTCTTCTGGTTTATCCAATACCCTTTGTGATTCCAATACGATTTGACGTGCCTCTTCAACGGTGATTGCATTTTGCTGTGTTACGTTGTTCTGTTGATTGAATTGAGCAAATATATTCGTAGTACTTCCTCCAGTGAGATTACGTACGATAGACTGCAATGATGTAGAGGATTCAAGCTTTAACTTAAGGGCCTTTCCCAGCTCGGCAGATATAAACGGTACGTATTTCCCTCCCTGAGATTCTCTTAGGATATTAACCTGATGGGCTATTTCCATACGGTCTTCTAATGCCCATGCTAGTTGTTCTCCCATTAACGCTTGAAGTAAATCTTCTGCTTTTTCTTTATCCCATATTCTAGAGCTTAATAGCCTATCTCTCATAAATACTCGTATGTAGTTAATATCTATACCCATACGGTATGAGAATGTATTGATATCATAAGTGATACCACATAATACTCCATTACCCATCAGCCATTGATTAATAATGTAGTTGTGTATCTTTATCAGAAGTTCATCATTTGGGTTCTTCTGATATTCTAATGCCATTGCAGTAGTCCCCATAGGTCTTGGGAATCTTACCATTTTATTTTCCTTTTCTGACATACAAATGAGATTTTCTGATATCGGAACTTTCATCATAACCCATATACTCTAAATCGAACCTTACATACAGATTCAAAGATAGGTTATAGAAATATCCCTTATATTTTTTCTTACTTACTGATAAATTAAAAGGTTCACCAGAGATTAGGTCCCTGGTGAATACTAAATTACCTTTCCCAGTGATGGGAATATTAAGGCAAAGTTTATAATCTCCTACCTTAAATTTATTCCCATGCAGGTCTGTGATTTCCCTTGCCATAGTTTGCCTTTTTATGGTTCGTAGGTTTTTTGTCTTGTTTACTACGGTTATTGGTTATCCCCTTTTGCTCTTCGATTAACTTCTGAACCTTTGGGAATAACCTTTGCCTTAGGGGAACTACCTGAGTAGCGAAAAAGGCATTCCATAATTTCTGGGTTAATGGTTCTCCTACCTTAAGTTTCGAAATTGCCCAGAATTTAGTTTCGAAATTCTTAACTATTTCCCTAAATCGGTAGTAGTATATATTGCCAGTCTTTTTATCTATCCCCATTGTGGTAGTTTGGCAATAATCTAGAAATTCTTTACCTAATTCGGATATAAACTCTTCCCTTTTAAAATCATAATTCTCTTGGTCGAGCTTAAATAATTTTACGTAATCGATTGCTTCCATATAGATTTAGTTTGTGATTATTAAACGAGGTATACTTTCATCTGTAATTTGAAATAAGTACCCTCTTACATCATCCTCATAATAAGAGGACCAATATGTTCTTCTAACTCTGAAATTATCAAGGATTGCCCCTTTGGGTACTCCAGTAATAAATAAGCAATGCTTAGGCATCATTGGAGTAATCTCAAATTTCCCATCCTTGAAATTACCATAGGTACCGTAGTCGGGCATATTACCCGTAAATCCAGTATTCTGTAATATGTCTTGAACCAGAGTAGTTTGGGGTATTTCCTTTTGGTTACATTCTATGGTTAACTTCGATTTGCCTATATATAGGTCTTTAACTATTTCTCTAAACATTTGTATACGATTATATGGGTAATACCATTTTTCTTGAAGTAAAGGTTATTCTGTGAACGTTCCTCTAACTTCTTTAATTCTCTTCGAGATTCAGTACAAATTCTATCAGATTTCCTTAATATATCTGATACATTATCCCAGATGGGTGCCATTGGTTCTACTGGCCCTGCATAGATAACCTTATGTTTAGTTTCTATTTGGGGATATTTAGATTTATACTGATATTTGCCTTTGCAATAAAGTACGTTATACTTTTCTGGTTCGTTTCTTTTTTCGTTTTCCATTTTTGTTAGGATTAATGTAATCGGATATTTCATCAAGTTGCCCTAAAAGCAATGCTTGAATGAAAAGGTTTATAGGCCTGAAAAAGAAATTCCTTACGTTATTGGTATTTATATACCAATCGTAAACGATAAAGAACTTCTTAATCTTGGAGTGCTTAAGTGAATGTTGGATTAGATAGGACTTACAACATCGTTTATGTAATTCTACCAATTCTTTGTCCTGCTTAAGCATCTCTTTATCAGAGAAGATAGTGTAATCCATTTTGTATGAATTGAGATGCCCAGGTAATTATCCCGGGCACCTGGTTAATAAAGGTTTATGCAACTTGTTCTGGTTTGAGGACCTTCTTTTTAAAGTCCTCATAGGCTTTAGCCGCAGCCTTAAACTCCTTAGAGTTTGTATCTTTGATACGAGCCATTGCAAGTTCCAATCGATGGAGTTCGTTTCGAGTTTGTTGTCTCCATTTCTTCCGAGCAAGAGTATCAACTACATCGGCAGGATATACGTATTTAACTTCCCGATTAGAAATTACCTGTTCGATGATTGATGGTTTTTGTTGTTCCTTAACTTCCTTGACAACCTGTTCCTTTTTGGAAGTTTTGGTTTTAGGAGAGAGTTCTACCAATTTAGCATTGGCAAAATTAGTGGCAGCTTCTTGAGCATCTTGTACCAATTCCTTTTTAGTCTTTTTGGCCTTAGGAGCAGAAGCCTTAGCAGTCTTAGAATTTTTAATTCCTTCAAGTTGTTCGGCAACCTTAGTTGCAACCAGGTTAGTAACCTTTGTTTCATTCTTTTTCATAATGTCTATATTTAAAATGTTAGTAAAATGATTAATTTCTTTTTCTGATACAAATATAAGAACTTTATTTTAAATAGAAAAATTTTATTTGAATTATTTTCTATTTGCTCGGGTTAATCGGCTAGGAAGTCGAAGATTTCTGGAGGATAGTTAATTTCATCCTCTGGGTCATTTATGTAATCTTCGTAATCCTCGTTATATTTATCGTAAATGTTATCTTGTGATGTATTGGGTACCCTTGTACATCTTTCAGGATATTTCTTTACGAAGTCATAGGCTTCTTGAGTAGTCATTACCTTGTCTGAGGTAAATTCGTAGGTTACATAAGAATAAGTTTCACCCAATCTAGAAACTTCATATTGCTGGTATCCAGATTTCTCAATCTTATAGATTTGATTTTCTGGAATAGTTTCTATTTCTACCCTATATTTATACCATTGCTTCTTCTTTTCTTTTGGTTTAATGCCCATGCTATCTTGAAGAGAGATTAACTTGGTTATGGGACTTTCAAAATGAGAAGGAGCAGTGCTCACTTCTACTGGATGAGTTTTACTCTCACCAATAAAGTAAATCACTGCCCCCAAGGTTACCAGGCCCAATATGAATTTAGTTTCTGAGTTCATAACCTGTAGTTTCGAATTTATTTTTAATGTTCTTTGCAAGGTATTTACCTTTTGATTCTGCTTGATGTAAACCGTTGCAGATTTCATAAGGTACATCATCATAGCGATAAACTCGATTACCTTTAAAAGCAACCCAAAGTTGTTTTTTCTTTGAGTCATAACCAAAGCCCTCAATGTTAGAGGATTCGCAAGGAATCATTTCGACTCCAATGTTCATTTCTACTGATTCTAAGTATTCGTTCTTTTCCATGTCTATATTAAAATTTTAAAAGTGTTAGTTCTGGGTGGAATTTGAGATTTGCCCTCTGGAATATTGCCCAGGTACCAAGTACTCCCTGAGAATTAGTATGTACCCATTCATCTTCCATTCTGAATAATATGTGAGAGCATACCAGCATTTGGTATTCGCTTAACATATTTATCAGTTGAGGAGTATTCTCAATTTCTACGTATAATTCAATGTGCTCATCTAGTGCTCGAATTATTTCGTCATCCTCAATCTGAAGGAGTTTTTTGATTAAGTCTTGGGCAATATCATTTCCATTTTTAACGTCCTCTTTGATTGAGTTGAGTGATTCAATCTGAATACCAGCAATGAGCTTTACGATGTCTTTTGTTTCCTTGTCCATAATTAAATTTTCTTTATGCAAATATACTAAAATTATTTTATATAAAATACTCTTTTAATAAATACGGAGGTAAGTGTTAGCGGTTCTTGATTTCTTCCATCTTTTCCTTTATGGAGTCTGGAAATATAGCATCGTTTACCCATCTTAGGAAGAATTTAGAAGGCTTCTTTTCTGGACTTAGAAGCAATTGTCTCTGTTCAGTAGAGAACTTAATCCTTTCGGATTCTAACATATACTTGGGAAGTTTAGTGAATTCTGCCTGAGAGAAGGAGATTACGTTTTTACCAACTTGGGCCCTTAATGGTTTCTTCCTTTCCTTATAGAGATAAGGGATAATCTTTTTCGATGGTCCCCCAAGTATGCTAAAACCAAAGATTACCATTGGGTCAAATTTATCTGCTTTTGGGTCCTTAGCCCGTTTGATACATCTTGCCATCCAAGAGAATGAATTGGGATATTGCTTATTGTCGGTTGCTTCTCCCACATCCTTTTTATTGAACTCAAATCCAGGAAAGTGAAATAGAAAGTCCTCAGTAAGGATAAATACAAATCCCAATCCCCTAAGATATTTAATGATATCTTGTTGGCTTTTACCCTCTTCAATCATTTTCTCTACATCTGCAAGAATATCCTCCCTTGGTGATTCCAATTCCTTAGTTGTAGACCCTGCAGGTCTTCCTCTGCCAACATTAGGTGCCTTAGCAGGCAATGTACCAGATAACCTATCTAAGTATTCTTTGAAGTTATCAATATCTTGTTTATTAGTAAGAGTTACTTCTACTCTTATGGGACCGTTATGCTGTACTTTTGGACCTGAATTCATCTCGGTATAGGCATCTACCAACCTATCGGATAAGGGAGTACCATTCTCTGATAGTGTAGTGATTCTAAGTTTTGGTTTATATACTTCTTGTTCCATTTTCGACTTAATTAGAAAATAAAAGGCCTGAACAATTTTTATATTGCCAGGCCTTCTACCATTATTAACGAATACTCAAAAATATGATAAGTAAAAGTAAAAAGTGCTCTTATTAATCTTCTTCTTTAGCGGCCTTCTTTTTCTTCTTGTCTTTGGCCTTCTTATCTTTCTTATCGGAAGCCGGTTTTTCTTTTACCTTTTCTTCCTTCTTTTTCTTAGTTTCCTTTTCCTCCTTAGGAGCCTTACCTGAAGCAAGTTTTCTTTGCTCCATACGGTATTTTTTCTTCTCAGCCGAAGTCATTTCTCTGCCATCGATGAGAGGATAATCGTATTTGGTAGCTGTTCTACCACCATTTCCTTTCTTTTCCTTTTTCTCTTTGGCAGCCTTCTTCTCAGCTTTTTCCTTCTTCTCTTTTTCCTGGAGTTTTACCAATTTCTTGTTGTTCTCTTGGTCAGCTTCAGGATAGGCAGCAGCAACTTTGTCTCTTTCCTTATTGAGCTTGTTTACAAGTTCGGTAACCTTTTTACCATGTTTCTTGTCTTTGGTCCAATCCTTAGTAGGGTCCAACTTGTTCTCTTTAAGGTAAGCATCCAAAGCTTTCTTAGCCTTTGTGAGTTCCGGAGTCTTGGATTCCGATTTACTCTTCTTTTCTGTTTTCTTAGCCATTTTCATTTATATTAGGTGAATAATTGAATTTCCTATTTACATAATACCATAGTTATACCTTCCTAATTTGGGTTGGGATTTCTTTAATTTCTAGGATTTCTAAACTGCATTGTTTTAAAACTGCCTCGAGTTGAAGTATATCTTCTACCTCTTTCTGAGATAAGTCCGTAAAAGTTTGTTCAAAAGTTTCTTTCTGTTCCCCCCTTATAAAATTAAATTGGGCAACAATATAAGTCCCATGAAGTTTTTTATTCAGGGCTCCTTTAAGAGATATGAGTTTTCTTTTCAGATAATTACTCTTCAACCTATGGGATTGGTATTCGCCTTTCTTACCCTTACTAAGAGCTACCTTTTTAAGGTACGAAACATAATCTAATTCTCTGAGAGTTTGATTAATGTTTCCCACTAATAATCTTAAGTCTTTTTCCATTTGGGTCTTTGCATTACTTGGTTAGATACTTCCTGAGTTTCTTCTGATAGCATTTCTCTTGCCTCATTTATTATATTGATGGCAAGTTCCCTTTCATCTGGTCCCAGGTTTAATTCTTTATCTTCTAGTACATCAGTATAAGTATTTATTAGATTATCCAATGCAAGTATTCGAATATTCTTTCGAATTGCTAATTTCTCTTCTTCCATGGGTATAAAAAATTAAAGCCCACTACCTTCGCAGGCAATGAGCTTTTGGCTGAACAACGTCCTAAGTGTAGATGTTATTCATATGAACTTAAACTCTAAATTTATATAGCAGACATATGGGATAGTAGTTAGTAAGTTAGAGTTTAATCTTCTGATTCTTCCTCTTCTTCTTCCTTAGCCTTTTTGTTTTTCGGAGAACAAATAACGCCATGTCCTTTCTTAGACTTAACGGTAAGAGTTCCTGGAACGAATGAAACTGAAGTTGATACCGGTTTGCCATCCGTAACCAATACAGAAGTAACCACTACACCCTGATAGCCTTCCTTGTTCTTAACGGCATAACCAAAGTTCATTACCTTGGATTTGTCGTTAATGGCAATAACGTCGATTTGCTTGCTGTTAGGGCGTTGTTCAGCCGGCCGATTCTTGAGTGCCTCTTGACGAGCTTTACGTTTAGCTTCTTTTTCGGGGTCTTTTTCCTTATCTCCTTTCTTCTTGGAGTCTGATTTCTTTGTTGCCATAATTTTTAATGTTTTATAAGTTAATGGTTATTATAAGTAAACTTCTACGTTTATTAATAGTTGATAGTAAAGGTAGGGAAATTTCCCTACCTTCTTTTAAATCTTGAATACAGTTACCAGATTACTTTTTCCCTTTCTTGCCCTTACCTTTGGCTTCTTTCTTTGCCGGCAATTTGAGACCGAGTTCTTTGGCAATTGCTTTACGGAGTTTTTCGACGTCGTCTTCATCGTAATCGTCTGGGTCAGTTTCAAGATCTTTGTCGTCGCAGACATCCTCAAGTTCTTCGAAGTCCATTTCGGCAAGTTCTTCACCGGTCAGTTCTTCCTCTTCTTCTTCCTCTTCGGAATCATCATCATCATCATCATCATCATCATCATCCGATTCCTCTTCTTCTTCCTCTTCGGAATCATCATCATCGTCATCATCCGATTCCTCTTCTTCTTCTTCCTCGTCATCGGATTCAGAACCAAAAAGGTCTTCGGCTTCTTCGGCAGAAAGCATGATAGGAGCAGGGATAATCTTTACTGAGCCGTCTTCGTACTTAATGATGATTGCACCATTGATTTCTGTTCTGGAAACTTCTTTCAGTTCCACTTCTTTTTTCTTCTTAGCCATTTTCGTAATGTTTAAGTTGGTTAATAATTTATTTATATCACTCTGTTATAAGTTTCTTTACCAGTATGGATTTCTGAGTATACCCAGATTTTAATAATTCCTCCTGAGCAATATTGAATTGTTTTATCTCATCTAGAGTTGTCTTTAATTCTAATTGAGATTCAATGGTTATTGCCTGAGAGGCAAGTTCCTTGTCACCTTGATAAGTGACTATCTTAAACTTCTTACCTGCAAATGGGTTTGCTGGTTGATGTGCTGTGATTTTAAAACCTTCGTTATTATTCATTGCTATATTTAATTTTAGTTATCCCAGGAATACCCACCTTCCCAAATACTTCGGTATAGGATTTGTATTTCCCTTTTATCATTGTTTTATAGTTATCGGATAATCGAATTGGGTAGACCCATATTTTATTTTCTATCATCCTATTTGTCATTATATAAGCATAAGACCTTCTAAGTTTAATACTCTCTAATGGAACAAACCCTTGAAATAATAAAGACTTCTTAATAAACCTTTCTTTAGGCAAATACCCTAAAAATTTAAGTGATGCCTCATCGAATATTTCAAGCATATCCCTTTGTGCTTTGATAAATAGTACCTTTTGTATTGGGATGTTCATCTTCTTTCTTAAATATAAAGCCAATGAACCTACCAATGGGGGATACTGCAGGAATAACAGATTGAATTTATTTTTCTCCTCTTGACTCAGCCTGTTGTAAATCCTGTAGGATAGCAAGATTGATTTGTAATCTCTTTTGCCTTGTATACTTGGGAGATATGCCTTGCCGTTGTCCATAGAGTTTGATTGAGTACCTTTCATTGAATTCCTTTTTTCCTTTAGACTTAAAGACTCGGTGCATTTGTACCATAAATCTTCTTCGTCGGTGTTTATCCATGTGATATTCATCGGGCATTATGAACTTCCTTGCTTTTACGAATTTACCCTTAAACCAGAATTTAGTACTACCCTTTTTAAGAAGTTTACCATTCATATCGGATAATTCTCTAATGCCTTGTTTTATAAGTTTCCTCCCAGATATTATATGGATATATTGAAGAACATCTACACCATAAAGATAAACTAAGGTAACCTTTACTTGGTGTCTAGTAAAGTAAGGTATACCAGTTAGATGTTTCCTATATAATTTCTTTTCAGTAACAATCTTATTGGTGGTATCTGGTCTCCAAGTCCATATATAATATCTATCTGGTCGTATGGGTCCGTTGTTACTTTCCTTTAGCTTTACCATTTATATTTCTCTTTGCCATTCTATACCAAAGATTGATAGATTTCTCGTTGGCTTCGGGGAATTTCTTTTTCATTCTCCGAATAACTCTATCAAGTTCAAAACCTTTTGCAGTTAATTCAAATACATAAGATTTCTTTGTGCCCTTGATAAGATTAAATTCATCCCTCTCTCTGGGTGGTTTCTTTTCTCTGGGTTTCTTTATCCCAGGAACTCGTTTTGTTCTCCTTTGCCCATTTTCCCCCTCTTCTCCGAGAAACCCAAGCCTTAATCGAGAATTTCTTAATGGGTCATCTTTCGAATACCCAATATTTTCTAATTGCTTATCCATCCAATCGTCATATTTATCAATTAACGATTTATCGGGCTTTTCTTCTGATACATTGATATAATGTAATAAGTCAAATACCCCAGCAGAACAAGCATCAGGGAAAGGCATCCCTAATATGATAGCCTTTCTCTTTAAATCCTTATAAGTCATGTTTCTCCCAGAAGCACCAAGGAAATTTGATTTCTCCTTGGATGGAGCTTTCATGTCTTTTCTACTCTTTTTTGCCATATCATTAATATTTTAAAGTATTCATTTATTTTCTTTGCAAATATAAGAATAAATAATTTAATCTTATCTTATTTCTCTATTTATTTTTATAAAAATCCGAGGTTTTTGCTCGGTTCGCAGCAGTGGATTTAGGTTTTTTAGGCTTTCTCTTGATATGTGTGTTATAAGCCATATCCAATTTCTTAATATTGAATTCTATGTTGTTCACTTGATTATAGTTTACTGCTCTTTCCACACAGCAACGGTACTCTGGCCAGAATTTTTGTCCAAGCTTAACAGATTCGGTTTTAATCATGAACTTAGATACCATAAAACCAAAGGTATCAGCATCATCTTTAGTTTTAAATACATACATGTAGAATCTACTAAATTCATCTACTACTTCATCCAAAGGTCTTACTGGTAACAATAGATAACCATCGGTATATAGGTCCTCAGATATTAAAGCTACCCAATACTTTTTCTTTCCTGGTTTTACTTTATACCTAAACCTTTCCTTGAGTTTATTGTGCATCCAATCCGGTACTCTATTAAGAAGATACTTGATATATATCTTATCCTTCTTATTCGACCGCCTTTTAAATGCAGATGGCTGTTGTAGCATCCTTGGAAGTATTCTAAAGTTATTCCACCTATCAAATTCAAGAATTAATCTTAGAGTGTCTATGTCCCATTCATCATCAGACTCCTTTAACCTCTTCATGTTTCTCTCTATATTTTTAGAGTTTACCTTTGGGAGTAATTGAGCTGAGTCTCCTGTGAATAAGCTTGCTTCTTTTCTTTTTAATCGTTTCTCTAAACATCCCTCCATATAATCTTGGAAATTCCTCTCACAGGGGCAATCTGGTCGAAAAATAGAAGTGTGTTTCTCAAAAAAATCCGAGAATAGCCTAAAGAATTTCTCTGACCGTTCCCGGATTTCAAGATACTTGTAATGAGATAACTTTAAAATTTCACCAGCTTCCCATGAAGATTTACTTTCTGATAGTTGAAGGAATAATGATTGTTGTTCTTTATCAATTAAACAACTCCAGGCTTTTTGTTGAGCTTCGTTCATAATATTAAATTCTCCTATATCTCATTATACTATCAATTGCTTCATTGGTTATCTGATTAGGGTCATATTCCCCAGAATTAGCATAAAGCTTATCTGGGTCATGATTTAAATATACACTATAGATAACGTTGTCAAAAGGTAACCATACTTCCATTCTTCCCATTTCAGGGTATATAAGAACTTTTACTCTTTTACAAAGATGGTCAACCTCTAATACTGTAGCATCTACTCCCTCATAAGGATAACCCCGTAATACTAAGTAATCTCCAGGCTTTACATTGACTAAATCATCTACTGAAAACTTCTTATTCTCTCTAGCAATACGTTTAAATCGCCTTACTTCTTTTCTACTACAAGTAGCCACTAAAGAAAAATCATCAAAGTCTTCTGCATTGTCAATCCTTACCTTTTTCTTTCTTGGGTGCATTGTCTCGGTATTACGTAACCAAGTTCTGATACCAGATATATTCCTACGTAACTTATTAAGAAAGGGCCTTGAGAAGGCTAATTTAGTTGGCATTCTCATAAAACCATAATTGAATAATACTGGTACTTCTTCGAATACCATCTTACCCTTTGTGGTTTTTCTTAATACGTTTACCATAGGAATAATTGCCTTGATTTGGTCATACCCCTTTTCTTTGAGTTCTTTATTGATTTTATCACAGTACTTCCTTTCAAGGTAAAATATACAATATGAGTATGGGGTATGCTTCTTCATGGGTTACCGGTTTTTAAGAATTAACTTAGCTTGTTTATGTACTAACTTATAGTTTACATTCTTCAGTATATCACTAGCCATGAATACATAAAGAATCTCACCTATCTTTGGTACATCAATTACCATAATATTGGCTTTATCGAATAGTGGTTTATAGAATACGGGAGATAAATCCTTTCCAACTACAAAGAAAAATTCTTCTGAGGGCATTGAATTATATCTCATACAGAGTATGGGAACTTTATTTGCTCTTTTTGCATCCTTAGAAGCTTGTTCCCAGAATTTCAGTATATCGCATCCCTTATTACCTAAGAGTAGATGTTCAAACTTAATCTCTTTATAATTCTTGCATTCGATGGATATCTTACATCTATGAGCATGCCTTTCATCAGTACAGGTTAAATCGGAAGTGGAGTCCTTGTTTGAATGCCAAGCTCCACTCCCCGCTCTATTCCTTTCAAATTTGTACCCGGTCCATTTTGTAAACCAAGCACCTATCTTTCTTTCGAATCTTGAACCCTTATTTTTGCTGTTTATTGACATAACAAAATTTATCTTTATACTTAATAAGACCCTTACCTTTCAAGATTCTACGAACTGAAGAAATATGAATCGGTAATATGTTAGCTATCTCTCTTACACTTAAACCTTGATTATAAAGATTATGTACATCGTTATAATAAATAATCTTATTTGGGGTTGGTAAACAACCATCAAACCAAGCCTGTAAAGTATTATCTAACTCAGTACCCCATTTAAGATTTTTAACTCTGCAATCCCTTTTGTTATTATTAAGGTGCATTACTACTGGTAGACCATCTGGGTTAGGAAGGTAAATAGTAGCTACTAAACGATGTAATAACCAAGATTTTAAATCTATCTTACACTTTAAATAACTGTCGGGTTTACCATCCGAATATACAGAAATCCTTACCCATTTGAAATCTCCAAGATATCTGTAAACTCTACCATTTTTAGAAACATAATAATTATGACCTGGTACATTGGGTTTCCATTTAGGCCTAATTATTATGTTTCTACCATGTTTTATAGCAGAGTATAAATTACTAAAGGTTTTCATCTTCCTGTCTTGTTAAAGTTTATATACCATTATAGTAATTGGTACCTACTCAGGCCTTGGGTCTTTTCCACTTGCAGAATTTTGGTATTACCAAGAGGAAGTGAATCTAAGTGGGTTATCAAGAATAGAGTTTTCTCTTTGAATATGTGACGTATCAATGAGGTAACTACTTCTACATTATCTGAACTTAAAGATTCAAATACCTCATCGAGAAATGCTAAGTTAATACCCTTAGAGGCAGTTAAAGCCTCATTCATTGCAAAAGCCATTGCTACATTACATAATTGTTTTTCACCTCCCGAAAGTTCATCATAATCCATAATCATCCCATCCCTTTCTATTAGAGTAACAAAATCTTTTCTTGCAGTTCCCAGGTCTATATTGAACTCTATTCTAAACCCAAGTACCTCTGAATACTTGTCCAGAGTTCTATTAAGGAATTCAAGAGATGAATCGAAGAGATAGGCCTTAATCCCATTATTACCAAGAGGGTCATTAATTAACCAATTATAATTCTCTAACTCTAATTCTTTGTTATGAAAATCCTCATCAACTTTCCGTAAGTTTTTCCTAATCTCTTTAAGCTTCTGTTTATACTTGGGAGACATGACCTTAAGCTTTTCCTGTTTGAGCTTGGCCAAATCTTCGTCAATAGAAGCAATATCAGAAGCAATATCATCACAATCAGATTTCAATTTCTTATATCTATCATTTACACTACTAAGTTCTTCTAATCTCTCTAAAGCCTCTTGATATTCTTTATCATATTTGTCAAGGTCAGAGAACGCTTTATATATTGATTTAGCATCACGTAATGCACGTTTGTAGTGACCAGCTTCTAACTGTATTACTAATTCTTTAATTACTTTCTTGAGTGGTACATTCGATAAATTCTTTGCATCTTTTATCTTACTCCTCAAATCAAGGATTAGTTCATTTTGTTTTTTAATCTTTATCTGAAGCGAAGCATCTACTTCATCCTTGATTTGTTTTTGTTTTTCAATTAGTAGCTTAGTTAGCTTTTCCCTATCTTGCTTTAACTCTCTTCTTTCTTCTTTAATTTTTTGCTTGAAGGATTTTTCTCTATCTCTCATATCGAAGTAAGCTTCCTTGTTAGCCTCTAATTCTTTCTTAAGCATTTGAGACTCATGCTCTACCTCATTTATTTGAGATATCAAGTTATTTTTATCTTGTAATGCAATGCCTTTAGCAAGGTTTAAGAACTCTAAATCAAATACTTCTTCGAATATCTTTTTCTTATCCGAATTAGATTCTTGTATAAGTCTCTTTATACCCTGACCAAACAGGATTGAGTTCATAAACAGAGTATATGATAGACCTATCTCTCGGTTTATAGAATCCTGTATCTTCCCCTTCCCTTTGATATCAACTATATCCCCATCTTTCATGAAGATAAGTCTGTCTTTACCTTTAGCACCATCCTCAAGTACTTCATCATACTTTTGACATCTAACTATCTTATATGTATGAGAATCTTTCTGAAAATATACTTGTACCTTAGTACCCTTGTAATCTTTGGGCCTTACTTGCTTCCAGGTATTTACATCAGATACACCCTTTAGATTTTTCCCATATATTGCCCATACTAATGCCGATAGAATAGTTGATTTCCCTTTCCCATTTGGTGCCTTGATAAGGATGGTACAAGTTGGATTTAGTTGTAGATGCAGGGTTTCTATTGAACAAAAACCCACTACCTCCATATTCATAAAACTTAGCATGACTCTACCTTTTTAAGTGTTTCTATTAATAGGTTCGATTTAACCTTATCATTGATACCTTTCTCTTTTAAGTACCTCTTTGCTAGTGACTTCTTAGAAAGTTGCTTAGTAATCTTATGTTTGTTATTAACGGGAGTACTAGTTTTCTTGGGAATCACAGTATAATAATTGCCATCATCTTTAATATCTTCCTCAGATTCTACATCAATGAATTTCGGGAATTCCCTTAAAGGGATGAACTTCATTGATAGGTCCTCATATATTTTCCAATAGCCCAATTCGCAATCTCTATCGGTTCTTCTTTGATGATTAGGAGCTCCAATCATATAGACCTTTTTCGAAAGTCTTTGAGGTTTATGAATATGTCCACATAATACTAAATCGAACTTATTGAGAAGGTTAACATTAAGATTCTCTACAGAATCTATTTCCCTACCATCGGTGTCCTTTGCTCCTGGATAATCCGTGTGTAGTAAAAGTATATTCTTAAGACTCTTATCTAATTCAATATTCTTTAAATATTCACTTAGACCGACATTATTATCAATATAAGGTACACCATATACTTTTATATCCTTATGATTAGAAGATAAGATAGCAGACCCATAATCTAATATATAAATCCCATACCTTTCTACTCTATAAAGCCAGCTATAGGGAGGTGTACCAGCTTTACTTACCTTCTTGATGTCATGATTCCCTGAAATAGCGTATACCCATAGAGGGTCATAATCATTGTACTTATTAAATTCTTTATAGCATATCTCATCAAGTTCTTGGTCCATATTCTCAGGCTTATGAAATAAGTCCCCACAGAATAAAGCTGGGCAATTATACTTCCTACATTGTTTTTGTATAATCGACAAAACCCTGAAACTATTCAGGGTCCTGTGATTATTCTCATTGAACTTAGCCCAGAGATTAATATGCAAATCTGAAAAGGCTATTGCTATTACTTCTTTCCCCATATCCTATCTAAATGGTAATTGATTTGTTCCGTTCTCATACCTAAATCGAGCTCAGATATACAAATAGTGGGTATTTCCCAATTTGCAAGCAATTCCCCCATAAGAGATGATATCTGAACTTGGAAGAATCTGTTAAGTATTCTCTTACCATTATCTTCCATTGACCAATGCTTATAAGTATCTAGATTTAATGGTAAGAAGATTGCTACATCACATTGATCTTCCATTAAAGTCTTACATTGACAGAAAAAATGTTCCATTTCACATTCTGGTAAAGTTCTTGATTGCTTATACCAAAAATAAGCAGCCAAATCTGCATAACTCCTATCAGTTACGAAGTATTCTCTATCCTTGAATAACCTATTCCTTTTGTTCAGAAGTTGAAAATCTGCTTTATACATTGCCTCCGAACCGAGGGATAATATTTCATTATGTGATACCCCTTCAGTAGCAGGTAATAAATCTGACATACTACCAGAAATAAAAGGTAGATCTTCTCTCTTAGCTACATACTTAGCTAAAGTAGTTTTCCCTATACCTGAGGGACCTACAAACATTATACGTTTACTCATGATGTAATGCTTTAAATGGTTTTATAAATTCATTTGTCAAAAATGATGCTAAAGAGTATTCGATACAAAGCTCTTTGAATTTCTCATACTTAAACTTCTTTTTTGACTTAAGTGGTAATTTCTCTAATGGGTTATGTCTTACAAACCAGAAGAGGTCAATCAATTGCTCATTCCTTTTCCATATTTGAAGATATTCTTTGTTCTTACTCTGAGCAATGAATTTCTCAATCCTACCTTCATCGAGTATTTTCCTTGCCTTTACTGGACCTATACCAGGAAACCCAGATATATCATCGGAAGTATCTCCAACCATTGCTAAATATTCTACTGTCTCATGAGAATGATATCCGAATAATTCTTTGCAGTTATCCATTCTTATCATCTCATCTTTTCTGGGATTATATATCCTCAGGTTATTTGATAGCAACTGGTTAAAGTCTTTATCCGATGATATAAGTATCATTTTCTCGGATTGGAATTTTTTAATTGCAAGGTATGCTAAGAAGTCATCTCCTTCATATACTGTAGATTTCTTTTTATCGAAGATATAATTAATTCTTAGCATACCCAGCATTTTCATTATAATTGCCTTTTGCTTTTGCAATGATTCGTAATCTACAGATATATTTTTTCTATGTCCCTTGTAATTGGGCAATAACTTCGTCCTTACTGGTGAATGACCATTATCGAATGAAATATAAACCTCATCCGGTTCGAACCTTGTAAGATACATATGTAGAGATTTGAAAAATCCGAATATTGCCCCACTCGGTTTGCCATCGGTAGATTTAAGTTTTTCGAACTTGTGAAAACTAGCGTGTAGTAGATTTTCCCCATCCACTAGAAGTATTAGTTTTTTCATGATTTCTTCTTTCTTTTAGAATGAATATAGTAATTGGTTCCTTGAGTCAAGTTACGATAATTATTATAATAATCCCTAACTAAACAAATCCCAAACCCCATCATTTCGGCAATCTCTTTAATTGTAAATCCAACTTCTATAAGTCTTGGAATATATGACCTTTGGATTTCTGTACCTTTATAATGTACACTATCGGCTCCTTTAGCTTGAATCATCCTCCCATCCCTAGAAGCTTGAGACATATTATCTTTTTGTGTACCCCAATAAAGATTCTCTACTCTATTATTAGTAGGTACATTATCTTTATGACATACATAAGGTAACCTTTCCGGATTTGGGATATAGACTAAAGCTACTAATCTATGTACTAACCAATTCTTCTTCCCTATACCTGGTTGGGATAATCCTACTACATACCTTCCATTCTTATTCAGATGAGGTTGTTTTAAGTGATATCTTTTGTTTAATATACCCTTACCATTAACATCCCACCTTGAATATATTTTACCTCTCTTAGAGATGTGGTATCCTGGATATCCTGGGATATTATCATGAAGTATTTTATTCTGATACTTACCTTCTCCATGAGTATAGATTGGAGAAGTCCAAGACAGACTACCTATCTTATTCTTGGACCTTGTAAATTGTGTTTTCTTACTCATATCATTTAAAATCTAATTCATAAAGTGAAACTTCTTGAATCTTTTCCTCTCCAAGATATACATCTAAATAATTCTCGGGTGGGCTATAAGCATCTAGATACCTAACCCTAGATTCCATTCTCAAATTTTTCTTAAGGTACTCTTTAATTACTTTCTCTATACCTTCTACCTCTTTCTTATTCATCGTCTTCCTCCTCCTCTTCTGAATCTGAATAGTTTTCATATTCTACACCATCGACTGGGAATAGATTTGTTTCTATTTTCTCCAGTTGCTTTTTAGTAGTACCTATGGTATTTACTCCGGCTTTCCGTAAAAGTTTTCTACGAAGTTCATCGTCTTCTTCCAAAAGCTTTTGGAATTTCTCTTCCCCTCTTGCAAGAGTTTTACCTTTCAATTTATACCCACCAGTAGTTTTTTCGATTACATCGGTATCTACCAATACATCTTCCAAAGCATAGCATCTGTCAAACCCGACTTCGTGGAATTTAGGATTGAAATATACAGGGCATTTGCTGATTGTAGGTCGAGGAGGAGCAACTTTATTTTTAATAAGTCTGATAGTGACAAGTTTCCCAGCTTTCCTTTCTTTCCCATTTTGTTTAATGGTAACAGACCTTCCTGAATAGAAAGCAGCTCTGATTGAAGCATAGAACTTAAGTGCTGCACCTCCTGTAGTTGTTGTATTATCTTTTCCAAATCCGACATTCAAAGCAGTTCTTAATTGGTTAATATATATCTGAGATACTCCCAGTTTGTAGAATAATTCACTTCTGATACGGAAGTATTTATAAAGAGCCTTTGCTCTACCTCCCATCTCTGCCTTACCATCAACCATCTTAGCATCTATATTATCAGTACAGTCAGTAGCTGCAATGGAATCGATTACTAAGAGTATCGGTTCATTGTGAGTTAATTGAGAACGTAAATAAATTGCTAAGTCTGCTACTACGTCTGCAATATATTCAATACGGGTATCATTAACAATAGTTACTCTTGCAGGGTCTACTCCATTGATTTCAGCCCATGAATTCATCCAGGATTGTTCAGCATCTACCCATATCACATGACCTCCAAGTTGTTGAGTAGCATAAGCAAAGTTATAAGCCACCAAAGATTTACCAGAGGATTCTTCTCCAGCAATCTCTACGATTTTACCATAAGGAATACCCTTACCAAATAAGTAGTTCAGAGCAAAGAAAGTAGATGGTATATATAAATCGGTATCAGTAACTTCTGAAGCTAATTTAATCATACTTCCATATTTCTTTGCCATCTCATTTGCTGTTGGTACTTTTAAACCAACCTTAGATTTCTTTGCCATAATGTAATGTCTTTAAACTAAAGAAGGTGATAACAGAACGAATCTAATTACCACCTTCGAATGAAACCATATTACTAACCCTTAAATATCCGATTTGTATTTTCTTTTCTTTTTCTTGGGTTCATCATCTTCCATGTAATGGTCTTTGTGAACTCCCTTTTTCTTTTTCTTCTTTGACTTATCGTCATCATCATCATCCCCATGGTCTTCATTTAGATACTGTGAAAGTAAATCTTCCAACTCATCATAGGATTTGATTTGAGAACGAACTATTCCCTCAAGGTCAATTGTACCTTGGTATTTCTTATCCAACTTGGTTGGTTTGCAAGCACGGGCAGAATAGGTAGTGTCTAGTTTACCAGACCCAGAACGAATTACCTTAATATCGTAACCAGTTTTTGGGTCGGTCATATCACCTGCCTCATCTTCATCAAGGTAAAGGTCAATGATATCCTGGTATACTGAGCGAGGAACTAAAACTCCCTTATCTTTGCCTTCGTAATCTACCTTACTACCCTTTTCATCTGAGTAAATGATACCACCAACAACGTACCTTCTTCTTGGTACCAGGTTCTTGGCAAGTTCCTTGTCATCTTCATCCTTGGAATTTTTCAATTCTTGATATTTCTCCATGAATGGGCAAGGTTCATCAAAAGTAGCCGGAGATATAACTCCTCCCAAATTGCCACCCAGATAGAATTGAATAATTTCGATACCCAATTCTTGGTCATCACCTGGAGATTTAATTCTCATTCTCAGGGTTCCTTCTTTTGGATATACCAATCCACTTCCGTTTCCCTTAGATTCTAGCTGTTTCTTTCTAGCTAGCATCTTTTCTTTTGTAGAAAGTCCCTCTGATGAAACTTTCTTTTTCTTCTTGTCTTTTATCATAATGATTAGTTTTAATTATTCGGTTCTGAGTAAACTACTTCGTTCATACTCAATACGGTAAGAACGTTTTTCTCTAAAAGTTGTTTGAGAGCAGGAGATAGTTTGTCCATTTCGAATTCAAGTTCTTTACCTGCATACAAACCATAGGTAACTATTCTACCTACAGCAACCAATTCTCGGTAGGTTTTGTATTCTTCGGTAATTTCCCCACTCTTTACTACAACCCCTTTACGAGGAACTCCCTCTTTTACTTGTTCAGGGATAATCAAACCCGATTTAGTTTGGTTTACCTCCTTTGGAGATAAAATAAGTACCCGGTTTTCTGTAGGGCATCCAGGTAATTCTTGATTAAATTTCTCAGCTACAAGAGGTGAGATAAATGTCATTGAATAATTCATATTCTAATACTGTTTTTAAAAGTTAGTAATTATTTATAGTTCAATGGGTTAACCCTTTCTTAGATTCGCATTAATAGTTCTTAATATATTCTCCCGACTCTCATAAGCTTTACATATAGCTATGAACTTATTTGCTTTTTCTACAGCTTTTAAGTATCTCTCATAAATGGAAGAATACTTCTTGTTAAGATTTGCCTTATGAGAAACATATTCGTTATTCCACCTTTCATTGGCATCCTTATAATATACCCAAGCATTGGAATAGGCTTCATCCTTTTCCCTTGCTAGTAAATCTCTTTCCTTTATATACTTATCTCTAAGAGAACAAAGAATATAATAACTAGAAGGAGATTCTCGTAGCTGAGAATTAATGATATTCTCATTGATAGACAATTCTTTTTGAATATCGATTTCTAGGGTCCTACCCTCAAATTTAACCTTTAGTTTTTTTAGCTCCGTCTTCATAAACTTCTAATAGGTTTTTAAAGTCTTCCTTACTAAATTCGCCTTTACTTATAGCATTAGATACTTGAGCAAAAGCCATTTGATAAGCTAAACTCATACCAGGCAATCTAAGAAGAGATTTATAGGGACTAATCTTATCTACTAAAGCTCTTAATCGTAAGTCGCATAAGTTATCAGTTCCCCCTCTATCTAATAATACTAAGAAAGCTGCCCAATAAATATGAGTAGCATCTTCATAAGCAAGTTTCCCATCCTCATCAGTGGCCATTACTTTAAAAGCCATATCCTCTAATGTAGTAAGGTTAGTCTGTAATTGATGTAATTGGGTCTTTACTCTATTGAATAACATCTTTTCTTGTCCACTTACCTTTAAATTCGTAGCATCCAGGTATTTAAACAGATTCTCAATAGAATAACCCAAACATCCTGCAATCATATAGGTAAGGGCAGTTAATTTACTCGCATTTTGATATTCCTCATTTGTTGCCATGGTTTCATAAATTTATTTTATTTATGTGGACATAGTATCCTCTTTCTTCACTTCTGTAGGTGATTTTGGATTTTCTTTATGATTTATCTTAAATTTACAGCTTGGGCATTCTACTACTCGTATAATCTCATAATCCGTAGGAGATTCTAAAAATTCACTACGTATTTCACAAGCATCGTATTCAAATTCGCAATCACATACTGGGCATTTAGCCCTCCATACCGTGGGTCCGTTCAAAATCTTTTTCATATTGCTTCATTTGTTTGTTAAAACGTTTCTTATACTCTGAAATAGGTATGTGTTTATATTTCTTATGTTCTTCCATATATTCTTCTACTGAGAAATCAGGTTCTAACATTTTCTTATAATCATAACCCGGAATAAAAGGTAACTCTTCTGCCATTGACCTACCAATAACAAACTCCATGTCCATTGTGACATCATCTATCTGAAAGCCGAAGTATGGCTTAGTTAATGGGTTCCTATAAATTTGCCACATCTCATATATACTCCAAATATTAATATTCTCTGGTTTAGTAATCTGATAATTAGCATCATGTACCAAACATACAGACTTAGTAGAGGGTAATTTACCTTGTCTCATTAAGTAGTATATGAGAATACTTCCAAATAAACACATATCAGATGCTGCTGATTGACATGGGAAATTTAATGCTAATCTCAAAGCATAAGCTTCTTCTCCCTTATCATTTGAATATATTTGGGGTAATCTTCTTTTCCTCCCAAATAATGATACCAGATGCCCATTCTTTCTAAGGAATTTCTCTTGTTTCTTCAAGAAGGTCTTCAACTTGGGGTGTTGACCAAAGAATATGTCCATTTCCTTTTGGGCTTCTTCTGGTGTAACTAT